TGTTTTATTTCGCAAGTTGTCTTTACGTCTTTTTTATCTTTGTAAATCATATCTTTATTTATTAATAGTAGATAACAATCTGTATAAGCGCATTAAAACGCACTATACAGTGGCGTTATGTGCAATTAAATAATAAGTGTCTAAGTATAGATATTTGTGCTTTTATTTCTACTTCGTTTTTATCTAAATCAGATAAAGTAACACCAATCACTTCGCCTTTACCAAATTTATCATAAAGCCTATTAACTTCTAATAATTGTTCTTCTTTAAGACTTAAAGCTTCTTTTACTTTCTTTTTCATATTTTTTTGTTTAAAAAGAGCATAACAACGTGTCATACTCCATATTCCGCTTTGCTCCATACAGAGCATACACAAGAGTTGTATGCAATTAAAAAAAGACATACAACATTGTATAAAAAAGAATACGCTCATTCAGTTAGTGCTTTATACAAAAACATTATTTCTAATGTAACGTCCTTTTCACATTTCTTACACCTAAAGTTAGCTCTATCCTTTCTGTACCATTTAGCCTTACAGCATAATGTTTTGGCTTCGGCAATTTTTTTGTCTATTTCATCCATTCGCTTTATTCTTTTTATACGTTACCGTTATGTGCAATTAGCTTTTAGCCAATCTCCACGCTCTTTTATTTTTTTGTCTATTTCTGCTATTTCTTCTGGATACCATTTTCGGTCTACCATTTCCTTAATTTGTATATCTGCCTTAGCTTTTATTAGGTCTTGGAAAACCTTATCTTTTAATGTAGCTTTTTTGTAATTCATAGTTAACTCATTTTACACAAGCGTTAGCAACATTACAATCTTCAATGTTTGGTAATGTTATAAAACCTCCTTTGTAGTCAAGTATCAAAGTTTCTTCATCATCATCATACTTTAATTTACCTTTCACTTTACCTGTAGGGTGATTGTACTCTATTTCAATATCAGATAAAGAACGTTTGCTAACAATATGTAAATTCAAAAGCTCTTGTTTTAGCCATTCGATTTCACTTTCCTTTAGGTTTGTATGTCTTAATAAGTCTTCTATTTCTTTTTCCATCGCTTCAAAATTTACATTCAACGTTATAAAGAATTAACTATCTACTAAACCTTACTTTTGAAATCTTGTGTTTTCTTTTCATAAATTCAGTTATAACCTTCTTTTGGTTTTTATCAAAATAATAATTTTTAACATCAACAAAAGCAGTGTTAATTATAAAAAAAGGCTCTGTTTCTGCTTGTGAAAAACCATACATATTATTAACCTCTTTTACTTCTTTTACTTCTACATTTAGAGTGTTTATTAATCCATTATATAAATCGTCATCTTCAACAACACAAGAATCAACTAACCAATTATAGTATTCTTTATTTTTTTCTAAATCACTTTCTATACTAGATATTCTTTTTCTTATTAATTGTATTTCTTTTATTTTTATTATTTCGCTCATAATATTAAAATTTATAACATGGTAAGAGTATTAAAAAGAGCCTTTTATAATGACTTGCTCAGGTCTACCCTACACATTATGCTTGTAAGGGTTAGTTTTTATGTATAAATAGATAAATATTAATTGCCATGTAAGATGATACACTACATAATAAATGAACTATTGTTATAGGTTCATTATAATGATATGATGAATAATCTATGGTAATTAATAATATTAATATACATGTTAAAATATATTTCATGTTGTAAGGTTTTTGTTAATAATATAAAAAAAGAAGCTACTATACTTCACTTCTTTTAATCAACATAATGTGTTTGTTTTATACTTCGTCTAAGAAATCATAAAGATCTCCGTAGATAAGTTGACCGTTATAGTTCATATTATTCTCATTTAGTTTACTTATGTATTTATTATATACCTTAGATGCTGCATTTTTAATATCATCTGAAGATATACGAGCTTTATTACTAAGCTTACCTCTTAAGTAAGCCAATTCTACCATATTAATGATATCCTTTTCAGTTATATTATCAGGTAATTTTTTTAAGTTTTTCATAGTTATATTATTCTTTCTACTTTCATATCTTTCAATCCTACCACATTTCTGAATATAAGGCTCGGGCTCAACCCACACAACCTCGTTGTTTTGGAGTTTTGGAAACCAAATATCAGCAGGAAATCCAGGCCCAATTTCTTCATACTCCAACTCAACCTCTTCAGGCTGATGCCTAACATAGTATTCTATGAGTGATTTAGGGATTTGAGGTATTTTGTTCTGTACTTCATTACCTCTCATAACTCTTTGCATTCCAGCATGAAGCTTAGGATCAGTTGTAGCTATGATTTTATGATATTTTAAGTCACTACAATCAGAACTTCCTTTTACCATGCTTTCTTGTTTCTCTCTCCACTTTTTTGTATTATGTATTGGATAAGAGTAAAATGCAGACATAAACCAATCACCCTCTTTTATCTCATCATCTGAGAGTATGTAGAGGTATTTAAGGCTATCATATTTACCAGAAGTTAATTTAACTCCTGTTTTATCCTCAGTAGGCAACATTACTATTTTATGTTTCTTTTTCATACTTAATTAGTTTAGTGTTAGACCAAGCAGTTTCTCTAGTTGGCATAGTTCTTTCTATTGTTATTTTAGGCTTATCTCTTCTTAATGAGTCAACAAGATTTTGTATTCCATCTTTAGATATATCATCTATAGAAGGCATAGAAGAAGGTGTTATTATAGTTGAGTCTAGATCAAGAGTCGCTAACATACTTTGAATCATTTTAATAATAGCATTGGCTCCTGTATTACTAGGAGCTAACACTTCTATTTGTATTCTATTGTTCTTTTTCATTATTAATCATTTTTAATGCTTTTAATAATCCAGCTTCAAGAGCCTGTTCGTAGGTGTCCCACCAACTCATAATGGAAAAAGAATCTTTCTTTTCATTAAAATCCCAAGAATCCTTCTTTCTTCCTTTTTCACAATTAGTGGTTATATCCCATATGTAGGCGTATTCAGAGTCGTCTATACAAGTGTAATGAATACATAGCTTAATCTCATGAACCTCTCTCAACCATCTTTGTAGTAATGATTGGGTTGTAACTGTATAAGCCTCAAAATACTTAGGGTTATTTTGACAACCAAAACATCCTCCACCATTTTTAGTAAATACCAAGTCTTTCTTATTCCAGTTTTCTTTACTAGCTAAATCATATCCATCATAACCATTAGGCTCGTCTTCATTTTTATGAAATTTATCACCAATGTATGCTGTATAAGTAGGAATATCAAATCCCTTCTCCTTAGCTAACTTAGCTGTTTCAAATGATATTAGTTCTTCTTTCATTTTAGTTTTGTTTAATGTTTAATAGATTACAGTTTAGTAAGGTATCAAAGGTTTCTCACACCTTATCAACCTTACTAATTAACTGGATACAAGGCCCTTTGGCATATTATAACTACTTATTGAGAAGTAAGTAATTAAGCCCTAACATCGTAACCTTAGTATCATATGCATCCGCCTTCGTAACCCAGACATGAATCGAACATGTGACACACGTTCTGCCTTTCGACAGTCATTACGCTGCTCTACCACTGAGCTACTGGGTTATGGGCTAGGTCTTTTAAAGAGTTCCCAACCTTTTCTCCACTAGTCTTTCCGAGTAGTCAAGAGATAACTTCCCTAGTGCCTCTTACACTGTATCCCTACTAACTAGTATTCGGAATATACACAATTTGAGCTTCATTGATAGGCTTGTGTGGAATTTGCAAAGAGTTTAATTGTCCCCAACAAGGTTGTAATCCTTGTAACCATACACTAAGGCACATGTATTCATTTATACACACTTTATCTTTATCTTCGATGTTATTATACAATATGGGCATTTACGCTTGACAGTATAATAACACTCCTTAGTGTATAGTTAGTTATTAAAGCCTCTAACGTTTTAGACAATACTGAATATAATTTAATCAGCGTAAATCACTTATGCAAGCAGCTCGTTAGTGGCGATAATCCTACAATTGGATTAGGGAAATATTTTATATTAAGGTTTTACAAGGTTATAATAGATTGTTAATTAAGGTGAAGGTGAAGTAGGATAAAATGAATAAAAAGCTATATTAGTTATGACTTAATAAAACTTGATGATGAAGGAGACTCTCGAAAAGAAGGGAAGGAGTAGTGAATACTACTCCTTAACTCCCTGAGAATCAACCCTTATAGCTTACTAACCACTTATTAGTGTAAGTATTAACTACTCCGGTATCTTGATCTACTACTTCCTTTTCGGATTCGCGTATAACCCATTGCTTAGGGTTAAAGTTAGCTAATAGTTCTTCTGCAATAGGCTCTGGTGTTTCAATAGAGAAGTAATCTCTAACTGTTACATTTCCTAATGGAGTAGATTCTACAGCATTGTACTCAATAGTAGATAAGATAGTGTTTCTTTCAGTTTCGAATGTTCTTGTGATCTTTGTCATAATTATATTGTATAGGTTTAAGAGGGGTATACCACAACTCCTCAGTATCTAGGGGGAGGTTTGAATAGGGTGCACACCGATTTTAATCACGCATAAAATTTTTCAAAAAATTAATAATGAAAATTAGGGGGGGGATAATATAAACCACACCCATGTTTTTAAAAAGGATAATATAAGATCATATATAAATGTTATAATTATTATCACGGGATAAGTGAATAATAATTAATATTATAAAATAATAAAGTTAACCATAGATAATATAAGAAGGGATAGTAAATAAGATATGGGTGAAATCTAGCTTTACACTATCAAAAACAAAGATTTTAAGGTATTTTCCCTTTCCTCTATATAATCACACCGAGTATATAATATACTCACACCGAGTATAAAAGTTATTCGTATGATGAAATATTTACACCAAAAGGTGTAAAGTTTATAATTTTTTTATATATTAGCATATAAATCAAAAACAATAAATTATGAATGTGCAAACATTGAAGGCTATCTTAAATAAGAATGTAAGTGGCCAAGCAGGAGTAAAAATCATATTTAAAAACAAAGAATATGATTTATTAAGTGTAGTTAAAGGAGCTGAATCTATCGGTATTGTAGTTAATACTGGAGAAATTGAAGAACCTGAAGTAAAAGTAAAAACAGAAGAAGGAGATGAGTAATATAGGATTTATACCACATGGAACATACTTACTAGTACAGGTTCCGAATGAGTATTATGAAGGTAAAGCTGATATTGTAGTTAATGAAGCTACAAGAAAAGCTCAAAGAAGAGAATACATTGAAAGAGGGGATAAGATGAAAGTTGCAGCAATCGGGGAAGACTGTAAATTTGTTGAAGTTAATGATTATGTAGCAATACACGCCAGAGGTATGATGGAGGTAGAGCTAGATGATTTTGATGAACCCTTCATCTTAGTAAGAGAAAGTGAGATATTAGGTAAATTCGCTTAATGGAAGCTTTAGAGTTTTTTGCTTACAACTTCCTCCACTTTCGTGTGGAGGGAGATACCTTATTAGTAAACGAGGGAGGAATTTGGCTCCCTGTGCAATCATTAGAAGGAACAGAATGAATAATTTTATAAAACTATTGAGATATCACTTCCTTAAGAGGAATGGCTTATTGATAAATATTATAGGAATTTCTACTATCGTGTTATTATGGAATGTGTCTTTTGCAATAAATATATTTCTAGCATTAATAGGTGTGATGTTACTTGTTTTTCTCTTCGTATCGTTCAATCAAATAGAAGATATTAAAAAAGGAGCTAAATTAGAAAAAGTAAATAAGGATAGCTTAAATACAATGTTAAAATATCCTACTACTTATCACTACGAATTAAAATATTTATATGAACTTGCAAGAAGCTTATAATATAACAATCAAAAAGGAATTGACAGAACAAGAATCTTTGGATTTGGTTAAATTTTATATTAAAACTTTAAAAAATAAAAATATAGAAGCAAAAATTCCATCAACTTATATCACAAATTCTCCTGCGTCTATGTTTATTTATAGAAGAGAAATGGAGTATTTATTAAGAATGGCGCATTATGCTAGAATATTTATTAAAGCTTTATATGAAGAACCGGAGAACATTACCGTAAAAACTTATGGGTAAATTACAACATATTGAAGAAGCTATAGATAAAAGATCCGGAGAGGTCATTATAACAAAAAAGACATTTGCTGTAAAGAGTAAGAATAAGCAAGAGTTTTTTATGGTATTTCTTTCAGGACTAAATGCTATATGCGAACTTACTAGGCCTAGTGATATAAAGATATTAGCTTGTATGTGTGAAAGAGCTGAATATAACACAGGAGCAGTAAGGTTAACTTCAGAGGATAGAAAACAATTAGTAGATAAATTAAAAATAACATCTCAAGCATTTTCTAATTCGTTATCAAGATTAAAAGATACAGGATTAGTAACTGGTGAAAGAGGTATGTATGAGGTAAATCCTCAACATTTTTGGAAAGGTGAGACTAACGAAAGAGAAAGATTATTGAAAGCAAAGACAATGAATCTTTTAATAAAATACGACGAAGATGAAGAAAAATGATAATATATTAGTAATCAGTGACTTACATGCTCCTTATCATCATAAGGATGCAATAGCCTTTCTGGCTCATATAAAAAAGAAGTATAAGCCTACCAGAATTGTAAATGTAGGAGACGAAGTAGATTATCATGCTTTATCTTTTCATGCATCTGATCCAGACTTAGATTCTGCAGGGGTAGAATTAGAAAGAGCAGCATTTACTATGCAGCAATTAGAAAAATTATTTCCTGAAATGGACTTAGTTCATTCTAATCATGGAAGTATGGTGTATAGAAAGGCTAAGGTAAATGGAATGCCTCGTCATGCTCTAAAAGGATATAATGAAATATTAGGAGTAGGGGAAGGATGGAAATGGCACTCTGAAATTAAAATAGAAATTAAAGGGTGTAAACCTATTTATGTATGTCACGGAAAGAAGAAAAATAGCGAAACATATGCAAGATCTCTCGGGTGTAATGTAATTCAAGGACATTATCATGAAGATTTTAGAATAGGTTATGTTAATACACCAGGAGGTATAATATGGGGAATGAATGTAGGGTGCTTAATTGACGATGAAGAGCTTGCTTTTGAGTATAATAAAATTAATCCTAATAAACCTATGTTAGGTGCCGCTATGATTATCAAAGGGAAGCCTCAATTAATTCCGATGATTTTAGACGATAAAGGAAACTGGGATGGAAAGATCTAATAGCGTAAAGTACATGTTTTATGATATAGATGATTTATTCACAGATACTTACGCTATTAAAAGAGAATACGAAAAAGAAAATGTATATTTGTCACATGATATATACTTTCTAGAAAATGGTAATTATATGACTATATTTAAAATATTATAATATGAACCTAACTACCAAAGTAACAAGAATAACACATATTAAATATTGGATAAAATTATGGAATGGTAATTTAAACCTAACTAATAAGGAAGAAGAGCTGTTATCTGAAATATTATATAGAATTATGGAATTAAAAGATAATGGTCTTGAAGAACCTTATATTTCAGATTTAGCATTTAGTATTAAATCCATGGGAGAAATTAAAGATAAACTCAATTTATCTAAACAATCTTTGTTTAATTATAAAAAGGGACTAATAAATAAAGGTGTGTTAATTAAAACAGAAACTGGGATAAAAATATCTCAAAAAATGATTCCTTGTAAAACTGTAACATTTAAATTTGATTATGGAGAATGAAATAAGTAATTTAAAACCTGTATCACCACAAGAACTCAATAGAAGTGATAGAAGAAAGAAATTAAAGTTTTTAAAAGAAGAACTTAAAAAACATAATAAGAAAAAACCTTCTGTAGATATTGAAGAGGTGGATGAGGATAAACAAGAAGCTCGTATTATGGAAATACAAAGATGGGCTACACATACAGGAGTTTTAATGCGTAAAATACAAGAATTAGATGAGTTTAAAAGGAATAATAAAAGGAGCAACAAATAGAGCTCTTAAGGAAGTAGGGGCTCTAGGTAAAGATATAATTGAAACAGGTAATGAAAGAATGAAGATATGTACAGAATGTGATATCTTTGACCCTGAATTAATTAAATGTGATTCTCGTAAAGGGGGATGTGGTTGTTATATGAAAACTAAAGTATTAGTTAAAGAAGCTAAATGTCCAAAAAGTAAATGGTAATATGGAAAAGATTAACAAAATCCCTTTTATAATAGAAACATCAGCAGGCCTTATGTATTCAGAGCAAAGAGGTTTTACTCATGCAGAATATTATTCTAGAATGGAACATTATAATTCAAAATACAATCTTAGAAGAGAAAGCGACCCTAAAGAAGAAAATGAATTGTACCCTAAAATATATAGTAATATACGTGGATATAATGTCATTAAAGAAAAAGGGGGTGAATATGAATACATGACGTACGAAGAATTTGACAAAGAGTTTCCTGGTTTTATAAAATATGAGAGAAATGGTAAGAAATCAACAGAAAGTTAGATTCTGCGAAATCAGACCAAAAGTTTGCGATGGAGAATGTGAAATATGCAAAGATAGAAGACCTGCCAAAAGAACAAGAGGTAAAAGAACAAAAAATGAAAGATAAATATTACACACCAGAAGCAAAAGAACTGCATATTGATTTTGAGTTTGAGTACAGTAGGAATGGAGTATGGTATGAAGAAGTAATAAACGACTTATACGATGCTTATGATGTATGGAAAGATCATGAAGCAGGCAGACATCCTATCAGAGTCAAATACTTAGATCATGCGGATATAGAAAGCTTAGGATTTGAAATCTATGATTATGATGATATGGATTCTTTTTCTAATGGTAATATTACGATAGAAGTAAATGGTTACACTAATGAGTTAATAGTTGAGATATGGACCAGAGCAAATACAATAGATAAAAGTCCTGAAATGGTTTTTAAAGGTACTATCAAGAACAAAAGTGAACTTAAGAAAATATTAAAGCAGATAGGTTATGGAGGATAAGTATTACACACCTACTATTGATGAATTTCATGTAGGATTTGAGTATGAACTTTATGATGATCACGCATGTGAAGGTATGTCTGATTATTATGAGGGAGAAGTTAGAACTTGGTCTAAAGAAGTATTCTATCGTTTACTACACCCTAATCATAAAGGAAATGGTGGCCATGTGGCTTGGAAAATGGATAACCTATTATCTTCTATTGAAAAAGGGGACATTAGAGTAAAATACCTAGACAGAGAAGACATTGAAAGTTTAGGGTTTGATCTTCGTTCAGAGGATGAGTTTTATTCTAAAGATAATAAGTATAACATCTACACAGGTAATAAAAACATAGAGATTTATTCAGAAGGAGTATGTTTTATAGGAAGAATTAAAAACAAATCAGAATTAAAGAGGATACTTAAACAAATTAAAGATGAAGAAGTACTATACACCTGAATTAGAAGAATTCCATGAAGGATTTGAGTATGAGAAACTAATTCTAGGAACACGTTGGAATGAAGAAATTTGGGATGCTATATCTAGTTTTGATTATTCTGAGTTATACGACTTTGATGTTAAAGATTGTAGAGTCAAATACTTAGACAGAGAAGATATTGAAAGCTTAGGTTTTGAGTTGTACATATCTAAAAGTGACTACACTATTTACAAAGGTAAAGGGAAATGTTCTTTATTTAAAAACGTGTACTTAGACTTAGAAGAAGGTATGACTGTTGAAATTCATAATAACGAAGATTTTGAAGACCATGCAACTGCTTTCTATGGAACCATCAAAAACAAAAGCGAATTAAAGAGAGTTTTAAAAATGATAACTTATGAGTAATTTTAACGTAGATGATAATTTTTGGAATATTCACCCTGAATTAAAAATAGCAGGGGAATTTAAATCTTTATATACTTCAGATAAAAGTAGGAATAAGGCTAATTCTAGTAAGTTAGCATGGGCAATACTACTTATATGGGATAGAGAAAGTAGATATTATAATCTCCCGGAAGAAGGAGAAGATAACAAAATAGATTTAATCTTTGATGAACATTATGGAGATGTAACATATTATAAGAAAAATAAAGAGAAGGTATTAAGCTTACGTGATTACTACTTAAAGATTACGGAAACGATAGCCCAAAGAACACTCAGGGGGATAGAAGAGAAATTAAGCGAGAGACATAGATTTCTTAGAAAGACTCCTTATGATGACGGAGACCCTATTACTGATGTAGGAGAGTGGGCTAAAAGAATTGATACTATAGATAAGATGATGGAAAGAACTGAGAAGATATATAATTTATACGAAAAAGCAAGAAAAGTTGTAGAGCAAGAGCAACAAACGAATGTTATGGGAGACGCTCAAGAATCATTAAGCGATGGAGGTGAAATATGAAAGAGTTTTATAGAGAATTATCTGAAAAATATAATAAACCTGTTGAAGAGATCAGAAAGATATGTGAGTCTCAATTTGAATTTACTAAAGAAGTCATTCAATCAGGTGAAGATAAGCAAGTCAGGCTACAGTATTTAGGTTTATTTCAGGTAAAGCCTGGACGTAGAGAAACTGTAAGAAAGAGAAGAGAAAGGATTAAATTATATAGAGATGGAGCCAAAAAGGCATGATAAAATAGTAAAAAATGCTAACTTCATACACGATATAGAAAAGTATCATCCTTTATCACTTAAGTATAAAAGATACTGGAAAATGATGAAGAGAAGGTGCATAGAGGGTTATTGGAGTGAAGGTAAGTGGATGCCGGGTCAGCTTTACTATTATATCAACTTTGGAAGAATATTAATGCATGTTAAAGGGTCTAAGACTAAAACAGTAGGTAGGCCCTTTTTACGTGATGTAGAATGGGAAAAGGCTTATGTATATATAGAAGCAAAAGGATTTTCAGGCTTTAAAGAAAGTGACATAACATGTTCTAGATGGGTTGAAGAAATAAATAACTTAGCAGGAGAAGAGGCTAAATCTCATCTAGAAGATCTTATATCAAGAGGTAAGATAACTGAAACAGAAGTACTTAACCCTGAACAATTTCCTGATAATCCTAAGCTTAAACCTTTTGAAGCCGCAAGAACTTTTTTAAGGAAAATACATCATACTGATTTAGGTAAGCCTTTATATAAAAATACTGCTAAGAATGTAGTGGATTTAGAGTGCAGAAGAATAGGAAAAAGTTATTTCGCAGGAAACGGTCTTATTAATCATAACTTTTTATTTGATGGGGCAACAGATTATGATGTATACCTAGATGCTATAAAACAAGGATTGCCTTTTTCTAGTGAGACTTTAGTAGGAGCTATAGATGCAAAATATACTAAAGATTTATTATCTAAATGTCAATTAGGTTTAGATAATTTACCTGGGTCTATGACAGTAGGGGGTTCTTATTATCCTAGTCCTTTATCTAAAAAATGGAGAGGCTCGTTTGCTCCTTCTAAATACATAGAATCTGCGTATGATGTAAAGGTGAGCGGAGGATGGATCACTAAAGGGTCAAGATCTAAGGTTCATAATAGATCATTTGCTGATAATCCGTTAGCAGGTAATGGTACAGGGCCTAACTTAGTAATACTTGAGGAATATGGATTCATGACAAACCTTATTGATTCTTTAGGTGCAATGAAAGATGCTACTTATGAAGGATCTGATAAATTCGGGGTTATATGGATGACAGGTACGGGGGGAGAAGGAGATTCTGCTGCTATCTCAGATGCAAAAGAAGTATTCTATGATCCCCATAACTATGACTGCCTTGCTTTTGAAGATATATGGGAAGAATCTGGAGATATAAGTTATTTTGTACCTTATCAAATGAGACTTGATGAATACAGAAACGATGAAGGCGTTATTGATCAAGATAGAGCCCTTAAGCAAATATCTAAGAAAAGAGATAAGCTTAAAAGTGGTAAGTCTAAAAAAGCATTGTATAGTGAAATGCAAAACAATCCACTTACCCCTAGTGAAGCCTTTATGATAGATGATACTAATATATTCCCTGTAGCAGAGTTAAAGGAACATAAAAACTGGTTAAGATCTGCTAGTGAAACCGATTCTTTTGTTAAGGGTCAATGCGGTGAGTTAGTATGGGTGCAAGGAGAGAAGGAATCAGAACTTCAATGGAAACCTGATTTAAATAATAACTTAACTCCTACATCTTTTCCTGTACGAAAAGGAGATAAAATAAATGGATGTATTCAAATATGGGAACATCCTCAGAAAATAGGAGATAACATACCTCATGGATTATATATAGCAGGTACTGACCCTTATGATCAAGATCAGGCTGCTAATTCTGCTTCATTAGGTTCAACATTTATTTATAAAACATTTCATACAAGTGATGGGATATATGACTGGCCTGTAGCAGAATACACAGGAAGACCTGCTACTGTATCTGAACATCATGAAAATATAAGAAAGTTATTATTATACTATAACGCTCGTGATTTATATGAAAATGAGAGAAATAGTTTAAAGATGCACTTTGAACATAAAAATTCTTTATATTTGCTTAGTAAGACTCCAACTATACTTAAAGCAACAGAAGGTTCTAAAGTTCAAAGACAATACGGTATACATATGACGAAACATATTAAAACAGAGTTAGAAATATATTTAAGAGATTGGTTAATAGAAGACAGAGGAGATGGTAAGTTAAATTTACATACAATCTATAGCCCTGCTTTACTAGAAGAATTAATTAGATATAATGATACAGGGAACTTTGATAGAGTTATTGCATTTATGTTAGTAATTTTACACAGGTTACAAAATCATAAAATAAAAGTAACCGAAGTCAAAAAAGAAAAGGAGCAGGATCCGTTCTTAATTAGAGCGTTTAAAGGTAAGTTTTATGGAAAGTAGATATTTAAAAAATGAATTAAGTGCTGTTTTGCCCGCACAAAAAATATCATTAGCAAAGAAGACTAAGAAATGGAGAGAGGATTGTGTAGAAGCTATTTCTAATATGGGTAATGACACTCTTCGTAATGATAGAACTTCACGTCAGTTAAAGCAGGTTAATTATGATTTAGTTAATTCTATATATGACGAACAAGACTTTAAGCATGTTACAGATCCCTATGGCTTAAATCAAGTAGGGAATCAACCTGCAAGATTACACGATTATAATATAATAACAAATAAGATAAATCTGCTTAAAGGAGAGGAAATGTCTCGTCCATTTAACTGGACTGTAATGTCTGTTAATGGGGATGCTATATCCGAAAAAGAACAGCAAAAAAAGGATTTATTATTATATCTTACTAAAAGCGAACTAGCTCATAAGCTAGGAATTGACTTAGAAGTAGAGCCTCCAGAAGGTGAGGATTTACCGCAATCATTTCGCGAAGTAGATGAGTATCTTAAGTATTCTTTAAAGGATATAAGAGAAGATTGGGCTTCTGATATATTAACATACCTTAAAGAAAGAGAAAAGCTTGAACTAAAGTTTAATCAAGGGTGGGAGCACGGAATGGTGTCCACAGAAGAAGTTTATTATATAGGTATTTCTAACAACGAGCCTAAGCTACGTGTAGTTAACCCTTTAAATTGTGACTTTGATAGGAATCCAGATAACCCTAATATAGAAGACGGAGACTGGTTTAAAGAAGAAAGATGGATGACTTCAGGTCAAATATTAGACGAATATGGAGAATATTTAAAAGAAGGAGAAATTGAAAAATTAGACAGAGGTGAATTAAGAAGAAGTCTTACTAACCAAATGTATCCTGGGTTTGCTTATTCGTCTTCGGATATACACGAAAAAGAAAAAAGAGGAGGAGGTGCTGATGCTACACATTACTTAGTAACAGAAGTATGCTGGAAAAGTATGAAGAAGATAGGCTTTGTTACTTATCCAGACGAAATGGGTGAAACTCAAGAAGGTATAGTAGATGAATCATTTAAGTTAGATGATGAAATGAAAGTGTTAGGCTATACCTTAGAATGGAGATGGATACCTGAAATATGGAAAGGTACTAAAATAGCCGAAGACTTTTACGTAAGCATCGAGCCTATGCCTAATCAATATAGAAATATGGATAACCCTGCTGAGGTAAAATTACCTTACATAGGCTTTATCTATAACTGTACTAATACAGCTCCTACAAGTATTGTTGATTTATTAAAACCTTATCAGTATTTATATAATATAGTATGGTTTAGATTAGAAGCTGAATTAGCAAAAGCGAAAGGTAAGAAGTTCGTAATGGATTTAGCCCAAGTTCCTAAGAGTGAAGGGATGGACCTAGATAAATGGATGTATATGTTCGATAATGTAGGTATAGCATTTATTAACTCTTTTGAAGAAGGTAAAGATCAGTTTCAAGGACAGACTAGTCAGTTTAATCAATTCACTCAAATTGACATGACTCTTTCTCAGAGTATTGGACAGTATATTTCTATATTAGCTAAAATAGAACAAATAGCGGATAAAATAGTAGGTATAACACCTCAACGCGAGGGTAATATAGCACAACATGAGACAGTAGGAGGTGTGGATAGATCTATCACGCAATCGAGTTATGTAACAGAGCCATGGTTTTATATGCATAACGAGGTTAAAAAGAAAGTGATGACTCACTTACTTGAGATGGCTAAATTTGCATATCCTGAATCTAAAAAGATTAATTATATAGTAGATGATACTCAAAGAGTTAACGTTACTATAGATATGGATAAATTCTCTGATTCAGAGTACGGAGTGTTTGTTACTAACTCAAGTAAAGAACATGCTACTTTCCAAAAGTTAGAAGGATTAGCTCAACAAGCTTTATCGAGTGGTCAAGCTAAGCTATCTGATATTATATCAGTTTATAAAGCAACTAGTGTTGCTGAATTAAGTTCTGCTATAAAAGAATCGGAAGAAAGAACATTACAGCAAGAACAGGCTCAGGCAGAGCAAGCTCAGCAAATGCAGCAACAGCAATTACAGGCTCAAGCTCAAGAGAAAGAAGCGGATAGAATGTTTGAAGCAGAGCAGAATCAACTTGACAGAGATGTTGATATCAGAAAGGCTGTTATTCAGAGTATGGGATTTGATCAAGATATTCAAAATAACAATCAGAATGATATGATAGAATATGGAAAACTTAGTTTAGCTGAAATGGAAGCTAGACGAAAGAGCGAAAATGAAAGTGCTAAGTTAGATAATGAGAAGAATAAAATAGAAAAAGAAGCAGAGTCTAAGGAAAAGGATAGAGCGTTAAAACGAGAAGAAATTGCTTCTAAAGAAAGAATAGAAAAACTTAAAGCCAGAACTGCCTTAAAGAATAAGGTGGCTGGAGAAAAATAATGAAAAAGAGAACTAAAAAAATATATTCTAAAGGGTTGGGTAAAGACCCTTTAGGATTAATCAATGATGTATTAGAAATAGGTAAAGTATATGGTGCCAACAGAGGAGGTTCTGAAGGAAAGAAAGCCATTGACACTTCTACTAAAATACAAGCAGGTATAGGAGCTGCTCAATCGTTAGCTTCTAGTGTAGGATCTTCTAAGAAATATGATATGGGAGAGAAGGCTAAATCCATTCCACAACCTACGGTTAATAAAGGAGAGTCTGTAAATATCCCAGGAGCAGGATTGAATTGGAAACCCGGAAAGTTCAAATATGGACTAAAGGGAAAAAGAAAACGTTCATGTAAGTCTAAAAAATAAAAAGCTCGACGGTTAAGAGTTGTTATTTAAAAAGTACATGAACTTCATTGATTTGTAATATAAACTAAATAAATTTAACTATGAATAACGGGGAAGAACAACAAATTATTGATATCTGGGACTTGGATACTTCTAAGTACAGAGAAGAAACTGCTTCAGACGAAGAACATGTCGAAGAGGTAGTTGTAGAAGTAGAGGCTGATGGAGCTGATAAGGTAGATCAAACTCCTGAAGAACCGAAACAAGGGGAAGAGCCTGAACAAAAAGTCGATGAGAAACAGGACGAGGAAGAGGAGATAGTAGAGGAAGATGCCTCATCAGTTCAGGAATTAGAGCCTAGTGAAGAGTTATATCAAGATTTAATGCAAGGCTTTGTAGACGACGGAGTTTTAGATTTTGGAGAGGATGAGGAGAAAGAAGTTGACTTTAACAAAAATGGACTTAAAGGGATGCTTGAAGAAACTATTCAAAAAAGAAGTAGTGAAGCAGTAGCATCTTTTAAAGAAGAATTAGGAGATAAAGGTAAGCAATTGCTTTCTGTCCTAGAAAAAGGTGGAAGTGTAGATGACTTTGTTAAAATGGAACAACAGGTAGACTTTAAAGAGATACCTTTAGTAGGAGAAAACGGGAAAGAGTTCGTTCAAAATCAAAGATATTTAGTAGAAGATTGGATGGAAATTCAAGGATATGAGAAAGAGGAAATTCAAGAGCTCATAGGTGAATATCAGAATAATAACATGCTTAAGAAACAAGCTGAACTTGCTCAGAAAAAATTGGCGAAATGGCAGTCGGATAAAAATCAAGCTTTAATGGAGCAAAAAGAATCTGAAAAAGCAGAGCAAGCAAAGGCCGAAGCTGAGCAAGCCGAAGCTTTCCGTGATCAAGTGATTAATACACGCGAAATTGCAGGATTTAATATACCTGAAAAGAAAGCTAAAAAGTTATATGATTTTATAACTAAAACTGATAAAGAAGGAAAGTCTGAATTTGCTAAAGCGGATACAGCAGAAAATAGACTTTTATACGCATATTTTGCTATGGAAGGATTTAATAAAGATGCTTTAAGTAAAGAGATTGCGAGTAAGCAAGCTCGTAAGCTTAAAAGAACACTATCTCGTCAAAAAGATAGTAAAGTAGAACAAAAAGGTAAACAAATAAGAAACACCGGTGGATCTCCTAAGATTCATTGGGAAATTTAATTTTAATAAATAATAATTATGGCAAGTACTACAAGAGTATCACCGTTACAAGTATATCCTACTAGGGATTTTAACGGGTTGATAGAATCCAATCACTTGAGTAACGCATACCTAACAGAGCCGGAAAAAGTGGGTTCTGTCTTAGCATATGCTTTTGGTATTCAAGAGAACAACGTTCTATCAATGTTAACAGGAGGTATTGGAAATACCTTATATGTTACAAACAGAGAATATGAATGGGATTTACATTCACAATCAGAAAGAGCTATCGAGGTTCAAACTGATTCTACAGGAGGTAATCCTACTCCAGGTTATAGTAACCAACCTTTCCAGTTAATCTTAGCAGAAAAATGGTTCGAGTCTTCAGATAACTTAGTTGCAGATGATGCAATAACTCAAGTTCACGTTATCGGAGAGCCTTATCAGTCAGGTTCAGGATGGGTTTATACAGTTCAGTTAACAGATCCTTCTCATGAAGCTTTCGTCAACCCTGAGTTTTTAAAGCCTGGAGCTAGATGGTCTAAAGAATGGAGTTCTGTGGAAGAATACTCTGTTAAAGGTGGAGGACACGGTTATGCAACTCCTTATAAATTACGTAATCAATTAACTACTTTACGTAAAACTTATAAAGTTACTAGAGATGCAGCAATGCAAGTTATGGTAATTGAGTTATATGATCCAGCAGATCCTTCTAAGAAAACTAAATTATGGACTAAGCTAGCAGAGTGGACTGCTATGGCTAAATGGTATAGAGAGATTGATAGATCTTTCATCTACTCAAAGTATAATAAAAATAGTTCTGGACAAGTTACTCTTCAAGGAGAAAACAAAAGACCTATTTATCACGGGGCAGGTTTCAGAGAGCAAATTTCTCCTGCAAACAAACGTTATTACACTAAACTATCATATGAGATCTTAGATGAACTTTTATTAGATTTATCATATGCAGCTTCTAAATGGGGCGGAGATCATAAATTTGTAGCATTAACCGGTAAAATGGGTATGCGTGAATTTGATCGTGCAATGAAAGAATATAATAAAGGTAATAATATCACTATTGACGATCATGGAACATTTATTACAGGGAAAGGTTCTGAGTTAGTAGTAGATGGTTACTTTAAGACAGTGAAGTTTATGAACGGGATTGAATTAACTGTTAAAGAGTTTGAGCCTTATGATGATATTGTAAGAAACAGAGCTAAGCATCCTATTACAGGTAAACCTTTAGAATCTTATAGATTCACTATCTTAAACTTCGGTAGAAAGAATGGTAAATCAAATATTCGTAAGGTAGCTATGAAAGATTCTGATATGGCTATGTGGCATGTTAATGGATCTACAGATCCTTACGGAGGAGTAGCTAAGAGTATTAGTACACAAAGATCTACAGGTATTGACGGATATGAAGTTCACTTCCTATCTCAATGTGGAATTATGGTTGAAGATCCAACTAGCTGCGGAGAGTTAATACTTCGAGTATGTTAAAATAATTCATTAATAGGTAGGTCTTAGGACCTGCCTATTTTTTAATTATATTCACAAAAAAAATAAAAAATATTACTAATAATGGGGACTACAAAAATAAAAAAATTAGAAAAAACTATTAATTGGGGAGCCAAGAATAGAGAAGGAAAGTTAATGACTTTCTACGATAACTGTGAAGATAAAATAGTTCCAGGTCTTGATAAGAAAACTGGAATTTTAAAAACAGGACTTACTCAAAAAGAAGAAACAGCTTTAGAAACGAAGTTAGGAATGGAAAAAGGAACTCTTTCTAAATCTAGTGAATATTGGAATAGATTCTATATCAGTATTCCACAAGATGGGAGAACTTTTAATACAGAAAATCCTAATGATGAATTAATGATAGCAGTGTTGAATGCCGATCCTACAGTGGCTAAGTCATTAGAAGAGGTGAGAACAAATCCTATAGCGGAATATGTTATGACTTCTGATTCGGCAGAAGCTAAAGCTAAGAATAATAAAAGGAATACTATCGCTAAAGCATACGCTACTTTTGCTAAATTATCTCAGGCAGATACTGTTGATGCTTTATTTATTTTAGGAAAAGATCCTAGCGATCTAGACTTTGAAGTAGCACAAGATAGGTTAGGAGAATTTGTAGAATCTAAACCTGCTAAATTCTTAGAAGTAGTCGGGGATAAATTATTTAAGGATAAAGTATTTTTCATTAAATTAATTAAAGCCGGTATAGTAAAGAAACATGGTACAGGTACGGGTACAAATATGCCTTTATATTATGAAGATATAATGTTAGGTTCTAATTTAGAAGAAGCTATTGCATTTATTAAAGCTAAGGAAAATCAACAAATTGCTTTAGCTATAAAAGGTGCATATAAAATAGAAGCAAGTAAATAATGACTATAGAACAATTCCATATTGAATTTAAAGTCTTTTTTGATAAAACAGACAGTTCTGCTTATCCTGAGTTTTTAGATGGTGAAATAGATATCTACTTAAATGAGGCTCAGGATAGGTTAGTCAAAAGAAGATATGGGAAAAATAATATATACAGGGCAGGTTTTGAGGAAATGCAAAAAAGAACAGAAGATCTTAAAAACTTAGTAGTAACTAGGTTTGCTTCTGTCTCTGCTGATAATATATATTCTTTGAGTGGTCAAAACATATATAGAGCTAACTTACAGGATCTAACAGACGGTGAGAATCCTGTAACAGATGAATATCAGTTTTATTTAAAATCTATGGCTCAAGTATGTAAATCAGAATGTTGTAATTGGAGCGGAGTAAAGCTTGTGCAACATGATGATGTTTTAACTGTAGCAAAAGATCCTTTTAATAGACCCAGACAAGGTAGACCTTTGATTTTCTTTGAAGACGGAGATATCTTTGTATGGACAGCCGAAGGATTTAGTGTAGATAATTTTCAAGTAACTTTCTTAAGAAAGGCTCTTCCTGTTAATTTAGGGACTTATGGAGCAACAAAACAAGAATGCGAGCTTAGTGAACACCTACATAAAGAAATACTTCAAGAAGCTATTCAGATAGCTATTGAAAACATTCAGTCACCTAGAGTTCAGACTCAAAGACTGAATACACAAACAATGGAATAATTAATGTTTAATGTAATAAATAGAGAGAAATGTCTAATTACAACAATGTAAACCGAGTTTTAGTCGGTGATGGAGCGAATAGCGGAACGATCACATCGTTACCTACTATTCAAAAAGGTGATTTAATCCTTTTAGATGAAAAAGGAAATGTAATAAGTACTAATACGGCTGCTGCAGCTTTACCTAAATTTGAAAAAGTAAAAATTGCAGTAGGTATTGGCCCAGGAAAAGCAATCTTGTCTTCCCCAATTCAAGGTAATACTGTATCTGCATATGAGGGGTCGGGATTCCGTGCCCCTGCAGAACAGGTTTCTTTTTTAGGGTTTAACGGTACAGCAGGTACTGGACTAGTAGTCTCAGCTACTAATGAATATCGTTTAAGAATCGAAATCTTAGATGACCACAGATTTAATGGTCAAAGACAGACATTCTCGGACTTTCATTATTCGGCAGGAGATAGTGCTACTGCAGGAGATGCGGTTACTAATATCGTATGCATGTATGATCAAAAGGATTATGTAGACGCTTACATGCAAGATAAAGTTAAATTAGAAATCTTAACTGACGGTACTTTATCAGCATTTGCCGAAGATGCAACAGTAGTTACAGGTAACCCTGTAGTTAGTTTTGCAGGTAATGTTACTGTAGCTTCTAATAGCTGGGTAAGAATCCAAGGTGTTGATTACCAAGTTAAAAAAGGTGTATCGGGAGGAACTAGTATCACATTATTTAATACTTATAAAGGTGTTAGTGAAACTATCGCTTCTGGAGGTACTGCAGGTACATTAAGTACTCCTACAGAATTTGGATTTAAAATGACTGCTATTCCTCAAGATGCTTTATTAAGCAGAAATGCTAATGAGCCTTGGGATCAGTATGAATGGGTTGTATTTAAAGCATACTTTAGTGAGTCAGACGATAGATCTTTTGATTCTATGGCTGTCTACACAGAAGATACAAAGGTTGATCCAGGTAATGGATTCTGGAAACAAGTAGCTGAAAGAGAAGAAGAAGCTAAAGGTTATTTAGGAGATACTTCGAAAAGACGATTCCATGATACAAGAATTGATTCAAATGTTGTAGCAGGAACTTCTTATGATTCTATTGTGATCACACATGCTGATGTACATAGAGGAGATTTCCAAGGTCTTTATAATGCTCCTTTACAAACTGAGATTTATATCCCGGATGGAGCAGATCAAGGATTAGGGACAGGAAATAATTTTGTACATATCTTAAACGGATTCTTCGGTACTAAATTAGGTTTCTCTACTATTTCGCTATAGTATAAGATCAATAATTTTTTAAACAACAAAGGAGGTTGCATTTTGCGCCTCCTTTTTTTATATTTAATACTATGAATACTGACCAATACTTATCTATATACACAGGCTGGGAACTAAAAGGTAATAACAGAAAAAGATTTGAATATGACAGTAATAAAAATATCACTCATATTTACTTAGAAGAATTGCAAAAAGACGGGACCTGGAAAGTTGTAAGACAACAAGAATTAATTTATGATTCTAATTCTTGTTTATTAACCATTACATGTAAAACATTATAATATGGGGAATTACATATACAATCCGCTACGATCATCTAATTTAGACTATGCTCAAAAAGAATTAGAATATAAAGAAATAGGTAGAAACCTTATTGGATGGCAGGATTTTGCAGATTCTAATACAAGTGAAGCAAGTCCTTTAATTCAACCCAACATTAATGGAGGAGAGGTGCAGTTAACTAATAACAATAATGACACCTTAACTGATGGTAACACTAATGTTAATTCTGAGACTACAGTTGCAGGACTTAATGATACGTGGGACACTACCACAAATACTTTTATCTTTAAAGACACAGGCTTAGAAAAGAATGACAGATTTGTAATAAGGTTTAACTTAAATATTAGTGCTGACATTATAAGTCAAGATTTTAAAATAAGAATTGATTTTTTCGATCAACCAGGAGGACTAGGCAATAACGTTTTTTCATTAACTAAAAAAATAGGTAGTATAACCAAAAGTGCTGGGGTATTTGAAGAGGATAATCCTGAAGTAAGAGGGTTTATAGGAGAATCTATACTTAACGGAAGTGCCAAAGCTTATGTTTATGGTACTAAGTCTTTTAAAGTTGAAAACATAGGTCATAATATTGAATTTTTTAAAATAGCTAGATAATGTCAAACAAGATAAGAATAATAAAAGATGTTGCAGGAACTACAGCAAAAGTAGAAGGAATAGATGTAAAGCCTTTACCGTTAAACTCTTATTTATGTAGTGTTACTGCAGGTAACGGGGGTATAACTATCTTCAATCCAGAATCTTTAAATGACACAGGTAGTCCTACAAAAGTATTTAGTAACGTACCTTATACGGAATTTGTTAAGGCAGATGGCTCTGTGCCTACTTCAGCAAATGACTTAAAGGCTGATATAGATGCTCAGTTAGAACAATCTGCACCGACAGATGTTAACGTAGGGTACAAAAGTGTATATCATGCAAACACTAATGTCCCTGACATTATCGCAGATATAAATGACTACAAAAACGGTGATTGGTTTTTTGTAGAAACAACTACAGACGACTTTACAGTGGATTTAGGGACAGGTAATGTGACGGTTAAAACTAATGACCAAGTAAAGTTAAGCGTTATACTTGATAGTGGTGGTGTTGAAACTAATAGATATTGGACAGTCTTAAAGGACAACTCTGCTAAAGTAGAAGATATTACAAATAGTACGTTAGATAGGTTTGATATACATGTTGATGGAGACTATACAGGCTCTATACAAACAGGTTCAAGTATGCAACCGTTTAGTAGTATATCAGCTGCATTAGCAGCTTCTAGCCCTAACGACTCTATATTACTTAAAGGTGACTTAAGGGAGCCTAACACTACTAGCGACTTATATACACTACCTCACAGTTTAAATATATATGCAACTGAAGATTGTATAACAGGTTACAACTCTTATAGCCCAACTAACGGTAATGCATGGAAATGGGAAGGTACTGACTATACTGCAGAGTTTAAGTTTTATGATGTAAAAGTTAGAAATGCAGGTAAGTACGGGATACACTTAATCAAAGGTGCTAAATGGGAAGGTAGAAGGTTAGATGTTCAATTCTGTGGATGGGACGGAAACTTGAGTGTATTTAACCCATACGTGCCTACTACTATCTCTGGTGCCACATACGGTTCAGATTCTACTGACCTTACTGGATTTTACCCTAGTGTTCATACTTCTAATGGTGGTGCTATTAGAATAGAAGAATTTACAAGAGTGCTAGATGTTGCACATACAATTACAAACAACCTTAGAGCATTAAGGCTTCAAGACTGTGGTGTAGGAGGTAACGGCTTCCAAACTCGTAATAGAATATACGGTAACATTGAAAGTGGTTTATACTATGCATTAGGTACAACTTTTTATGGATGTCAAAATATGACTTCTATGAAGAACTATATAGCTTACAATGCCAATAATGGTGGATTAGTAGTTGGTGGTATTAATAACAAATTCGGAGCAAACGAAATACATTCTAACTGGAATGCTGGTGTGTGTAACTTTGCAGGTGCTAATGTTACTGTTAGAGATGCAGGTATTTACAATAATAACAGAAGTGCTAAGAATGGTATCGGTAATAATGGTGATGCTATGGCCAGCATTCAATATAATGATGCCTATAGCTATCTGGCTACTACGTTTAGTGTTAATCCAGATAGAAGATTTTTAATGTCTGTAACTAACACACAAATACATAATACAGGACTTGGTAAAAACACAGAAACAACTGGTGTATTCTTTGATGTAGAATTAAGTAATTTACCTGCATCGGATAAAAACATTATTTCTATAGATAATGTTGAGTTTATAGGACAAGATGTTGCTATAGACATGAGTGCGATAGACACTACTAACTTGACTATTGTAAAAGGGGATAATTCATACATAAATGTTAAGAATAAAGTTAAAGAACCTTTAGAGGGTTATTATTATGAATTACCTTTCAGTAATCATGTAACAAGTTTAGAGGAGGCAGATTTTTCAGTAACAAGCACTGGAAATATTATCATTAAAGATGGTGTGGGTGGCACCCCTTTAAACCCTTACTTTGTAAATGAATTACAAGCAATAGCTAAAGGTTCGGATGTAGCTATTATTCTCAAAGGAACTAAAAAAATACAGTTTACAGTACCTGTTTCAGGATGCTCTATTGTAGATTCAGGAGGGGTATCCCACATGGTTAATTCTGTATTATCCTTAGCATTAGTACAATTAAATGATTTATTTACTAATACAGTAGGTTTTTCTAGTAGTGGTAATCCTGTTACAGATTTTGATCTAAGTGGAAATGACCTGACAATTACTTTACAAGATGGAACAAGTTACACTGCTGATGTTACAACTTTAGGAGTAGATGAGAATAAGTTTGTAGAAGACTTTGAATTAGTTGGCAGTAACTTAGTGTTGACTATGAATGACGGTGTTACAACACATACTGTTAGTGTATTGAATATGATTAATGGTTCTGCTCTACCTGCTAGATCTAATGACTGGTTCATAGCTTATGGTAATAACGCAGGAGACGAAATAGAAGCAGCTAGTATTGTAGCAAGTTATGAAAATCAACAACCTTTTTATAATGGTGACTTCCTAGAAAAAGGTGAAGAGTATGTTTGGACTCATGATAATAATGGTACATATATTTTAGGTGTTTATAGTGGAGCAGAAGAAACAAGTGACGAATTAGAAATTACCTATAATGCTAAATGGTCTCAAAACTTTAAGTTCTCTAGACCTGAAGGTGTTGTTAGAGAAACATCTGTGGGTGTTGATGTAGCAAGTAGATACGGTTCGGGATATGCTATTACAAATAATACTGTATTTGCTTTAGCTTATGATTCTGACAATTACTTAAAACTATATGATATATCAGGTGATTCTAGAGTTCTTATAGGTCAATCAAACGTAGCTTTAGTTGGCGATTCAGTTACTATATCTATGGGAGGTGAAAATCAACCAAATGCTAAGTTTCCTATAATGGTTAAGAGATATGCTGAATGGACTTTAGCACATGATTTTGATAATTCAGAGACAAGTATTATAGATGGATTAGAAGAGGATTCTGTAATTAAATCTAACATATCTATTGAAGCAGGAGAGAAGTTCATGGTTAACTTTAACTTTCAAGGTAGGGGGTCAAGATTTGGTATTGGATATAATAGTACATCCAGTGGAGTTACAAATGCTCATTATGATATAGATTTCAATATTATATACAGTACTGCTGAACAGTTTACTGCTAATGATCCTAATACTGAATGGACATTTAATCCTAATAACACCTACTACCAATCAAGCCTTAGTGGATGGTGGTGGAGAGGTGGCGGAAACGCTGGAATGATCTCTTTAAGATACAATTCTGATAATTCATTAGAGTTGTGGTCAGAAGATGATTCAGAATTAATTGCCACTAAAGACGTTGATTTAGATGGTGGTCCTATTCATTTCTACTTTGGAGTAAATGAAAATACAACACCTGAATACATACCTAGTATCTCTAAACAAACTATTGGAGCAGGTTCACAACCTATAACTAATTTTGCTCCCGACATTAGTAATCAATCTTTTGATATAACAGAGGGAACAGCTTTTAATGTTCAAATAGCTTTAGATGCTAATAGTGACATTGTTAATCAATATGGTGAAGAGGATGCACCTAGTTGGGCGGTATTGAATCAAGCTACAGGTGTATTTAATGGTACAGCACCTTCTTATAATGGTTCTAATGATTCTTACGTGATTAACTGCAAAGCCGCTAATGCTATAGGTGGTATAACAAATTTTCAAATTACTTTAAATGTTCAAGAGGTTGTTTATACTAATACTAAATCTTTGTTTTTTGAAGATGGTGTAAGTAGCTACTTAGGAGGTAATGCTGCATTAATTACTTCTTTAGAAAGGTCGGGCAATGGTAGTGGAAGTGCAGATGCATATAGCATTAGTTTATGGTGGAAAGGATCTACAGCTAATAGTGGGCAAACAGTAGTCTACTTTGGTAATAATGATGTTGTTAATAATGGCTATATTGAACTTAGACAAACTAATCATAATGGCTTAAAGCGTTTAAGACTGAGGGTAGGTTCTAATAATAATTATATACAATGGACTACACCGAGCGGTTCAATAGATCCTACTAAATTTCAACATATACTTATTACAAGTAATGGAGGTCAAACTGGGGCAAGTTCAGGTTCTATGTCAACTTATTATGCTACTCACAGTATTGCGATAGATGGTGTAGTACAAACAACAAGTAACACTCATTCTAACTTTGGATATACTGGTTCTATAGTAGGTCAAAACTTTAGGTTTGGAAGATTCTCAAGCGGAACTTACGCTAAGGATATGACTTATAACCAAATGGCTATATGGGATAGTGACCAAAGCTCTAATTTATCAGATATTTACAAAGTAGGAAATACACAGGATTTGCGTTTATTAGCTGAACCTCCTGTTAATTATTACGAGATTGAAACTAGCGTTTCAACTATCCAAGATTTAATAGGTAATGCACATTTAGTCGGTTATAATTTTAATAGTTCTGACTTAGTAAATGATGCACCATAAAGTAATTAAGGATAGCGTTTGAATAATAAAATATAATTAACTAATTTTAATAATGCTTTTATCAGAAATAGTATATAACATTAAAAACTTAATAGCCGGGGGTATAGAATCCGATGATGAAAATCTATCTGACTTACAAGTGGCTTTTATAATCGGCTATTATAGAGCTAAGTTAGTCAAACAAGATAAAGAAAAAGGTAGGTTTAATAAAGACACTTTAATACAAAATTTAGGAAGAGTACCTTTAATCAGAGCAGATAAAAACGAATGCTGTGATATAGAAGATTGTATTCTTCGTACTCAATTTAAAATACCTACTCCTATGGAAATTCCAGGTACTTTAAATTTAACTTTTGTAGGAAATACTGATGGTACTCCTTATCAAATGAAAACGCATAATTCTGCATTTTGGAGCAAACATTCAAAGTATGATAAAAGTACAAAATGGTATTACCAGAATGGATATTTATATATTATGAATCCTCCAAGTTTACTCTTAGATGCTATTAATATACAAGGTATTTTCTCAGATCCTTCTATTGCTGAATCTTTTAGGACATGTGATTGTGACAATAACACTACCTGTTTAGATACAGAAGAATTAGACTTTGAATATCCTATGCCTGTACATTACGTAGATTTAATAGTAAAAATGGTGGCGGAAACAGAATTAAGGATTCTTAATGCAATGCCTTCTGATATAAGTAATGATAGTTTAGATCAAGTTAATCAAGTAGTAAATGGCTAAAGGATACACATTAAGCGACGCATATAAGTTTTATAAAAATAAAACACAGTCAAGTATAGATAAAGATACATATAGAAATATATGCTATGATTATAATAAGAACTTAACAGCTTCTATATTAGAAGGTAAGTTTATGAAATTACCTCATCGTTTAGGGGATTTATGGATTAAAAAATACAAAATAGATCCTGAAAAACCTCCTGTAGATTTGAATGAAAGTAGAAAAGCAGGTAAGACTGTATATCATTTGAATTTTCATAGTGACGGTTATATGGCTAGATGGAGTTGGAGCAAGAAAAATAATTTAGTAACTAATTTAATATACTACTCTTTTCACGCAACAAGAGCTAATTCAAGAGCTTTATCTGCTATAATGAAAAAGGAAAATGGACATAAAAAATATTTCTCATGATTTATAAAATGGAAACTCTGGACAGAGTTATAGATAAAATAGTTAGAGATTTAGGTTTACAAGATGACATACCTTTTGGAGATTTTGTAGAATGGTTTGCAGACGCACTTCTTCATATAGGTTCATATCCTCAATTTGAAGAGAAAAGCTGTGCTATTATAATAGATGATTATGAAGGAATGTTGCCAAGTGATCTTTATAAAGTGATAAGAGTATTAAAAGGTTCTTCTTTTTCTCAGAGTGTGTCCGGAGGATTTTATGATGGTACTTTCATGAAAGCGTTAACTCCCGAACAAATAAAATCTTTAGATCCTTATGATAAATATAAGAATTTAGTTGCTGGAATTTCTAAAATAGATAATAATTTAAACTATAGAGATCTGTTAAATATACTTTCTTATAATGGAAATTTGATAGGTAATCCTGAAAATACAAAATTTACAGAAGGAGATTATAATATAAACTTTAATAAAGTTACTACAGGTTTCAGGTATGGAATTATAGAATTACAATATCTTGCTTTTCCTGTAGACGAAAGAGGGTGGCCGTTAGTACCCGATGATGTTAGTTTCAGAGACGCTCTTTTCTGGAAAGTAGCATATCATATGAGCATGAGAGATCCTTCTAAGCTTAAAAATCCTAGGATGCAGGATATGGAATACTGTCGTCAAATGTGGAATAAATACTGCACTCAAGCGAGAACTTCTGCTATTATGCCTGATATGGCTCAAATAGAAAGATTAAAAAATAACTGGCTAAGACTACATAATACATTAGACGATAATGTTAATCAATATAGAGACTTAGGAAAACAACAAAGAATTAACCTTGACGGAAGATAATGGAAAATTTAAACAGATTAAAAAAGGGCATAAATCAAGATGTTCATCCTTCTGAGCAACCAGAAGAAACATATAGAAATGCTGTAAACTTTGTAAGTTTAAGCATGGACGGTAATGCGTATTCTTTAGTCAATGAAGATGGGACATTATTATTAGAAACTGTAAAGTTTCCTATAGGGAAACAAGTAATAGGTCATTGTGTATTAAACAATGATATCATTGTAGTATTAGCAGGAGAAGACGGAACAAGTCAAATAGGTTATATTAGAGAAGATTCTTCTAATATAGATCCTGACTATGGCTATTATCATCCTGTTGCTCCGTATAATCCTTCAGGGGCTACTATACGAGATCAATATCCGGAAAATAATTCTGAATTTGGTTTTAAACTAACTCATGGGGTAGACTGTCAAGCTAGAAAATTAATTAACGGGAATAGGGTTTTGTATTATACAGATAACTTAAATCCTTTCGGTAGAATTGAGTTAGAAAATCCTCCTGAAGTAGGAAATGTTTCAGAGCAATCACAGTTAATATTTAATCAGCAAGTTCCTACTATTTCATTAAAAGAAATTAGAGAAGATGTCCCTAGTAATATACAGCCTGGGGTATATCAATTTGTACCTAGATATGTAACAGAAAATGGAGGTACTACTACATTCGGAATACCTTCTAATTTAATAAGCATGGTTCCTGCAAATAAGGACCTGGGTGTAAATCAATATAGCGGAGAGTTTTTTGAAAACGGGACTATATCTAAAAACATAATAATAGATATAGAAAACATTGATCAGAACTACCAAGAACTTGAACTGATAGTAGCTTATTATCAGGAATCAGGAGTTTTTCAGGCAAAGTCTTTAGGTCGTTTTCCTATTACAGGAGAAACTTTAGAGTATACATTTACAGGACCTGTTACCGGAGAGGAGATAGGAATAACTAGAGAAGAGCTACAACAAACTCCCATAACCTATAAAAGAGCAAAAGCTATTGAGCAAAAAGATAATACTTTATTTCTAAGTAATTTATCAGATGATACAATAGATGATGCTGCCATGCAAGAAGTAGCTAATCATATTTCTGTTCAATATCAAATAGAGGAAATACCTTATTCAGGAAGAGAGGGTACTTTAGATACTTCTATAAATACAAATATATTTACTGAAACAGCTATTGAAATAACCGGGTTAAACACCATAGAAGTTACTTTTTCAGACGAAATAGATTTGGACGGAAGTGCGTCAGGTAATAATAACATAGTATTTGATCCGATAAGTCAAACCACTTCTGCAAATTATGGATTTAATGATCACTTTATAACTAGATCAGGAGAATCCAGTTTTGCTAATATAAATACATCTACTGTCACGTTAGGCGATACAATGTTAGTAGACTCTATCACTTTCACTGCTGTAGCCACAGTAGCAAATACGTCTACAGAATATCTTATAGGAGGCGATCAAGAAGAAACTACAGAGAACTTAGCAAGGGCTATTAATACAGATCCAGGAGGAACTCGTAATTTTATAGCAGTTCCTTTTTTAGATGGTAGCATTTTAAAAATTAAATTAATATGGAAAGGAAACGATAACACAAAAGTTATTGCATATACCGGAACAATTACAGGAGATCTTATATTTTCAGGAGGAACTTCTGCATCGGATATTATTAATGTCACTAATATAGAAAAAGTATCAGATAATATATTAGAGTATACTTTTGGCTCTATAGACAGGATAAGTTTAATAGATCAATTTACATCTATAGATGCTACAAAGTTTATAGTAGGCCCTCAAGAAAGTATAACCGTTACAGGAACTCCTACTTTAACAGAAGACACAACTACTGCTACTATAGATGCAACTCAAGAAGGATTTACTGATTTCTTATCAGAAAAGGTAGGATTTGAGAAAAAAGGTTACCGCAGAGGCGAGGTTTATTCATTAGGCATTATGTTATTGTTCAAAGATGGGAGCACCAGCCTTGTTTATCATATACCGGGTAACGATAAACTTACTACGACACTAGGTAAAAATTACCCTAGTGTAGCTAATTATAGAGTAGGTAATACTTTCGGTAATACAGGTACTTATCTATCTAATTTAGAATATCCTTTGGATCAATTTTTCCCAGGGAATGACACAGGTGATGATGATTTTGGAAATACTTCAAGTACTTCTCGTAATATTAGACATCATGTTATGCCTAATTTAACTCAAGAACCTCATTTTAGAAAGCTAAATGATGGTACTACAGTTATAAGAAATATAGGTTTAAAGTTCACACTAAATTCTTCGTTTGATATTCCTGCTGATATACTAACTAATGTACAAGAAATAATATTAGTTCGAGAAAGACGTAACATAAGAATAAACAGATCTGTATTAGCTCAGGGTTTAATTAACAGACTTGTTGAAACAGCAGATACGTATACCCTTGATGGTCAAGTAGATGGCTCTGTGTCTAATGGGGTTCGGTCTAATTACCATCTTCAAGAAATACCGTTCTTTAATAATTTAGAAAGCATTGATATAAGGGGAGATGAATATAGAGAAAAAAGAGGTCATTCAAGAAGAGGTGTATGTTATCCCGGAGCATCTGCGGCAGAATCTACATTCGGAGCAGGAGCGGGTACCTTTTCTAATGGAGAAAAAATGAACACTCTAATACGAGGTAATAGAGCATTTTTTCATTGTCCTGAATCTATTCTTGCATATGATTCCAAGATAGATCCTGATAATTTACAAGGACTTAAAATGAGACCTTGGATGTTAATGGAAGGCGAATCCTTTACTACAAGTGCTGAACCTAATGCGTACAGAGGTACTAAAGGAAATGACTATGCTGATTGGTATGGATACCATGATGCTATAGGAAATTATCAAGATTATGATAACACTTATTTACCAGATTCTACTCCTGTAGGTACTACAAGAACTATAGGAGATTCAAAAGATCAATCGGCAGGAGTAACTAGAAATAAAGAAGTAGGCTTTGATACAGCATCGAGACCTAACATAACTAGTACGAGATGGACTCAAGGAGGTTGGGAAATCATAGTAACAAATACTGACGGTACAGGAGTCACAGCTTACGATCCGGCAAATCCCACTTCTGATTCAGATCATTATTTCCCAGATCCCGGAGGAACTAAGTTTAAAGTGGATCATGAAGTTCATGTATTCGATAAAGCAGTTACGTGTACAGGATTAAATGGGTCATGTTATAATTCCGCTAAAGGAGGTTATGTGGAAACTACTTCAGGTGCACGACAAACACCTGGGTCTAAGTCTGTTATAAAAAATCATTTATATAACTTAGAAGAAGATAACCCTTCTCAATATGGAAATTTAGCTCAATCTTCATTTATCATAGCAGGAAGATTTGTACCCAAAACTGCAGGATCTTCCTATTCGGCTTACGGAGGAGATACTTATATTACTAAGTTTAGTTTTAATACAGGAGGTATATTAACGTATTATCCTTATGACAGATACAAAGATAGCTCTCAGCAGAAAGTAGCTGATACTAATTCTAGGAGAGGATATGGTCATATTAAAAGCGGACCAGGAGGAACTAAAGCTGTAGGGTATGATTTTAGAGCGTGTCACTATTACTTTGTAGAATCTAATATAAATACATATTACAGACATACTCCAGAAGAAGAGACAAAACAGGATTATTTTCCTAACCAGGCTAACCCTTCTTCATTATTATCAAATTTCTTTGCGTATTTAGGAAACGTAAGATCTTATAATGGATTATATAGTTATGAAAATAACTTAAAAGAATATTTCATGAAAGGGTCTACTCAGCAAATAGTATCTTCTTTTGAAAACAGAACTATTTATTCAGAACAGGCAAGTTCAGATAGCGTTGTAGATTCTTATAGAAACTTTTTAGTTAGTAATTATCATGACATACCTAGTCACACAGGTCCTATATGGGATTCTTTTGTTCATGCTAATAATTTATATTTACATACACCTAAGAGTTGCTGGAAAACTTTTGCAGAACCTGCTGCTACTTTATCTGCTCAAAATATAACGGATGTGGTATTAGGTACTGGATCTTTATTTGCTAGACCAAGTTATGAAGTGTTAACTACAGACGGAGGTTTTGCAGGTAGTATATCCCAATTTGGAGGAATAGATACTCAGATGGGCTATATGTTCCCTGATGTTTTACAAGGTAAAATCTTCTTACTAGGCGCAGGAGGAAGTGGGCCTCTTCTAAAGGAACTTTCCTTAGAGGGTCTACATACATTTTCTCATAAAAATATGGGCACCGGAATTATAAAAACTGGTAATTCTATAGATTTAAAAAATGTTACTACTTCTAATGCTCACTTAATAGATAATCCTTATTCAGGGATAGGTTATACTGGAGGGTATGATTATAAATTAAAAAGAGCATGGATATGCAAACAAGGAAGTCTGGGCTTTACTCTAAGTTATTCAGGTTTAATGCAATCGTGGAATAGCTTTCATTCATATTCTCCGAATACTATTATCCCTTTTGATAATAGAGTGTTCTTTATTAACAATAATGAAGTAAGCGATACTACATCGTTGAATTTTTGGGAAATGAACAAAGGAGCGAAAGGAAGTTATTTTGGAACCGTATATGATTCTGAATTAGAACTTTCAGTTCCTACTAGAGATTCGGTTGTATTTAATAATCAAATGATGTATTTGGATATTTATAATTCTGCTAATTTAAAAATAAGAGATGACTTCTTTAGTAAAATTCAAGTAACTTCCGATAATCAAAATACAGGATTATTAAATTTTGTACAAGGTAATACATTTGCCCCTACCAAAACAGATTCTGATATCTTTTATAAATTTAGAAATGATGAATATCAATTAGCAATACCTAGGGATTCTGTATTTGATAATTCTAAAGATATATTTGATCTAGATAATATATATCAACCACAAGGAGGTACAGTCCCTACCGATACTGCGTATATAACAAGAAAGAGAATAAAAGGAGATTACGCCACATTTAAGTATAACTACGATAACACAAAAGATAACAGCTTTGTTTTGAGAGAAATAAAGACTATATTTGATAAGAACTATAGGTAATGAGAGATAATATATATGGTATACAGAAAGTAGAACCTACTGAGGTTCGAAATAATAAGCAAATTGCAAGTGCTACAGGAACGAGTGCTTTGCAAGGAGTTCAGGCAGGGTCAAAGTATGGTAAGGCAGGAGCTATAGCAGGAGGGGTATTATATGGAGGGGCTGCATTATTAGGTCAAAAAGGAGCTCAGCAAGATGAAAAGAAAATGAGATTGAACGATGAATCTTATAATAAGTTCATTGATAACCTAGAAGGTAGAACCATGAGGAATGATAGATATGTAATGGGGCAGGCTAAAAACGGAAGAGGTTCTGGTAGTAGTCCTGATAAATCAGTAGAGCTAGAAGGAGGTCCTGGAGGAGGTGAGATTTATGGTACACCTAAATATAGAGATGGCAAGCTTTATGCTTTTCATATTAAAGGTGATACTGCAGGCGAACCTTCACACGAAGAAGGGGGAGTAGATATACCTACTACAAGATCTAAGAAATCTAATTCTAAATATGATTCTATTAATCTAGAAAAAGATGTGATAATAGATACTCAAAAAGATCCTGAATATAATGCTAAAGTGAAAAAATTAATTTCTAGTGCTAATATGGGAAATTCTATTGATGCTAAAAAGCTAGATAAAATAATAAAAGCCTTACCCACAGAAGAAGATTATACTGATATGAAAGCAGAAGATGGATTGAATAATACAGATGCTAAGACATTCTTAAAGAATAATTATAAATCTCTGGGCATTAGTAAGTATAAAATAAATAAAATGACACCTGAGTCTGCAAAGGCTTATTTAGAAACTAGGAAGAACGAAGCGTTTATAAAGGAGAATTATAAAAGTCCTATTGAAGAAGTCACGGAAGGAGTTGAGGGAATAGATGATTTTAGTAATGTAGAAGCACCCGAAGAAAAAACTTTACATGAGGTGGTTCAAGATATAAGACAAAGTAACGGAGAAAAAAATCCTTCAAAATCCGAATGGAACGCTCTTTTAGATAAAGGCTTGAAAGATACAGGGTATAGTAAGAAGGACGTATATAACTATATGAAATCTACAGGTTTCGATGTAGGATCTGATTATACTCCTGACTTCTTTGGTAAACTCAGTACTGAAGCAGCTAACAGTATATGGAAATATACTCCTGAGCAAGCGGCACGTCCCGAAAATACAGTATTACCTGACTTCACAAAAGATGAAATTATATCTAACGATAATAAAGTATCTACTGATACACCGATAACAGAAAGTAATTTACCTCCTAGCACACAAAGTTTTATTATACAAAGTAATGCAGAAAATAATCCTAATTATGTAAATCCTTTAAAGTATGCCTCTGTTTATAATAACTTACAGGCTGCTAATAGTCCTATAGATAGGGTAGAAAGAAATTATTTTATTCCTGACACATTAGAATATCAAGATAGAAGTGATTCTTTAAGAGAAGCCAATTTGGAAAATAGAAACTTCATGTCCAGGGCTTCTCAAAATACTACTAACAGAACAGGGTTTACCGGACAGCAACGTCAAATAGGTGCAGGTTATATGAGACAGGCCGAAACTATAAATGAAAGAGAAGCCGCAAGAGCTGATCAAATAGATCAATATAACACTACTGCAATGAATGAAGCTCGTAGATATAATATTGATAAAGCAGATATGTATAATTCTCAAGACGATCAAGCTGAAGCAGTAAGAAGAGGATATAGAGATATTGCATATTCGGAAATTTCTCAGTTAGCTCAATTAAATGAACAAGCTAAGTATATGAGAAATAGAAATGCTAAACAAGACGCTATGCAAAAAGCAACATTACCTTTAATAGGCACTTCGGATATGAATGCAGAACAAAGACCTGATGGTTCTCTTGAGGTAAAGCATAGAGGGAATCAACAAATAGATTCCAAAATAGAAAGAGGTTACTCCGATTATGAAGATCGCGGATTTCAAGGTTATTCGGGTAAAAGATATAAACACAGAAACACAAGATATAGATCATGAGTGGTATAAATAGATTTATGAGTCCTGTAAAGACTCAGTATCAGCAAACATATGTAGATCAATTCGTTCCTATGCCTTTTGAGCTTATGCAAAGAAGAGCTGAGACAGAACAAAAAAGATTTGATGAAGTAAGTGATTACTGGGATAAATTACAATCTCAGTTAAAGGCTAAAGTAGACGCTATAGATGATCCTATGAATCAAGAACAGATTCATGCATTACAATCTCAAGTAGAAGATGCTCTAGGTACAGCTAATGGAGATTGGAGAAAACTAGATAATGTAGTAAAGAATGCATCAAAGTCATGGAATAACTATATAAATTCAGAACACGGAGCCTTAGCTACATCTAACAAAACGGCTATGGATGCTAATTCTAAACGTATTATAGATAGCAAGATGTCAGGAGAAATGAAAGATTTATATTCTCAAGCAGCATTAATAAATTACAGAAGAACAGGAGGAGCCTTGACTGGAGCCACTTATGAAAACTTTGAACCTTCTAAAGATATAGATCATCTATTTCAAAAAGTTGCAGATAATTTATACAAGCTTACTCCTGATAAAATTGCAGCGGCCAACTATGCTTATGAAGATAAAGGAAAGACTTTATTGAACTTTAAAACTATCAATGAGAATCTATCAGTATCAGATATAAGAAAAATGTCTGAATCTACTGTATATGCAGATGAAGCATGGAGGGATAAAACTACTAAAGATTTAAAAGTATTAAAAACATTAGGGTATATTCCTGAAATGACTTTAGATGAATATAGAAAAGCTGTATACGAAAGAGACTTTTTAGGAAAATTTGATGCCATAGCCTTTAACAAACATGATGAAACTCTTAATGCTAAACAAACTAAAGCAGGAGAGTTAAGTGATGAAGAAAACTTTAGATCACCTATTGTTGATTTTTCATTTAAAAATAGATTTAATACAGGTGATAAAGGACTAAGTGAATTATCCAATGCAGGCAATGACGGTAATAAAGTTTTAGAATCTCAATCTCAAGCTATAGTAGGTTCTACTTTAAATACTGTTATGGGGAAACTTAACTTAAAACCTCAGCAGTTCAATGAATTAATGAGAGACAAAGGATATGGAACTATAAAGGATGGCATCTTTGAATCTTCTTTAGCTCAACAAAAAGATTTCTTAAATGCTCTTATTTCTAACCCAGAATCAATAGGATTGGATTTAAGTAAATCTATGTATAAAGAACTTAGCAATACCGCTAGACTTACTAGAAAGCAGCTAAACGATAATGAAAATTTACAGTTAGAGATACTTGAAGAAATAGTAGAAATAGGTGATGCTGTAGACGGGGTAACACTTTCTAAAGAAGAATTTGAAGCATATGAAAAATCTGTTAAAGATAGACAAAAGGGTATCGAAGAACTATCTAATATAATAGCAGATCCGGAAAGGTCTAAGGAAGAAATAGATGCTGCAAAAGCCCTTTTAAATTATGATGATTTAGGATCAACGAGCCCTAAAGAAACGGACAAGTTACTTAATATTCTAAAAGGTAATAATCCAACATTTTATAATATAGTGAAAGCTGGATTCTTAGGAACTTCCAATACCTCTGCGGCTGCCATTCATAGTGCGAATAACTATGATCCTTCTGATATAGAAAATTTAACACCTGCTCAGAAAATAGCATACAAGGCTAACAAGATTAAAAATTCAAATAAGTTTGGTAAAACATTATCTAATAGGGCAGAAGACGTAAAAAATGCTCAATCCATGAGACAGTTTAGAGGCAAGTTTTATATATATGATCAACAGGGCAAAATAGATGAAACTGCTACTAATAGATTAACTAAAGATATCAATCAAGCATTTAAAGATAAAAGAGAAAATTTCTTAAATGTGAATGTAACTCGTAAAGAGGGTAAAGAGAATGTTACTATGCCTTTACGTGAAGCTATAAAAACAGATGTTTCATTAGACTATCCTGACATACAACCTGATGAATTAGCGAAAAGAGTAGAGAAAAGAATAGATGAGATTTTTGATTCAAAACAACCTTTGTCTTTTGGAAGCACAGATTTTAATGAAATGAGCATAGGAGGGAAATATCTTCTTAAGTCAGGAAAAAACGAAGACTTTCAATCTACCATGGATGAATTAATTCCTTCGGAGACCAAGGCCATCATACATAAAAATAGTATTATATCAAGAGCAGTTGAAAGTATACATGGCAAATCCTATATTACACCTGAAGTAACATTAAGGACTAATAAATTAGGAGTTGGAGAAAAACCCGGAAGTGTATCGGATCAAGTTGCTAGTGGAGGTAATTATGAAATAGTTATTGATTATTCAGCTTTACCTGAAGGTCACTCATATAAAAAATTAGGTAGAGATTTAGTTCTTGGTAAAGAAGAAAGTAATAAACTCCTTAATAAAATATCTACTATGAAAGCTGATGCTGATTCTATGAAAGGTTATTATAAAACACCTTCAGGAGATTATATTCCTGTAGAAGATGCTATAAAAGAGTATGTTAAATTATATACTGAAGATATTACAAAATAATAATTATGCCGGGAGATAATAATTTAGAAGCATGGGATTCACATATACAATCTCAGCATGCAAATACTAAAAATACTAGTAATGAAGAAGCTGTCGCGTCCATTATGGACCAAAAAGATTTTTCTAGAGTATCCTATTCAGATAATCAATTAAGTGAAATAGCAGATAAGGGAATAGATCCTTTTGATGCTTACCAAAATAACTTTGATTTAAACAAAGAACTGTATGAAAGACAATCTGGACGTGAAGCTTTAACCAGAGCAGTAACTAACGGATTACATAAAGGATTATACTCTGTTGCTGAAAATACAGGTTATATGTTAGATATACCTCAATGGTTTCAGAACTTTGATAAATTCGACAACGATACTTCAAATTGGCTATCGGAATGGGCTGCAGAACAAAAGCAAGAAATATCAGATGAAGCTCCTATATATTCCGAGGATATGTGGGATTTTGGATTTTGGGCTCAGATGACAGAATCTACAGTAGATAGCGGATTAGGATTTGCACTGCCTGGAGCAGGAGCTGGTAAGCTTATAGGGACTGCAGGTAAAGCTGTCGCTAAAATACTACAAGCCAAAAAGGGAATAGATGCAGCTAGAGCTATGAATATAACTTCTAGGGTAGCTACTTCCATGCTTACTAATTACGCAGAATCTCAAATGATGGGGCAGGAATTATATAAGAATATATATAATGAGGCCATAAAAAAAGGAGTAGATGCTGAAGAGGCTAAAAGAGTAGCTAATGAAGAAAAGCATAACTTTAGAATGTCTAATCTTTTTAATGTTGCTACAGATTATATTACATTAGGTAGAGCATTGGGGCCTAAAGCGGCTCTTACAGGAGGTGCTCAGAAAGGTAAGCTTGGTCTAGGTAAAGAGTTAGCTAAGCAAATGTCCGGAGAAGCTTTTGAAGAAGTTACAGGAGATTTCTTACAAAAAGAAGCTGAAAGAAGAGGGGGTATTAAATTAGGAACTAAAAAGAAAGACGATAGTTCTTTTTTAGGAAGAGCTTTTCAATTTGCAGTTTCAGATGAAGGTATTACTTCTGCAGTAGGAGGTTTAATGGGAGGCCCTGCTCAATCTTTAATGACAGGGGGTGCTTCTAAATTAGCCAAAGCTAGTTATGATAAAATGGGCTGGTCCGAATTAGAAAAGGAATTAGGTGAATATAAAGGTAATGCTCCCACTTTAGATGAACATGGATTAACGTCTGAAGATTTACAAACAATGGATCCTAAATTAACACTAAAGGATCATCTATTAACTATTAAACCTGAATTAAAAAATGACCCTGTTAAATTAAGTAAGGCGCTAGACGATCACAAAACAGCTTATGCTAAATATTCTCAGGATTATGATAAATTAAAATCAGAAAGGGAAGGTAAATCTCACCAAGTAAAGAAGTACAAAGAAGCTTTAAAACGTCATGAGGGGAATAAAAAAGCTCATGATGATGAAAGAGACCGTATAAAAAAAGATAACGAAAAAAGATTACAGGCTCGTAATACAGGTAAGATAGAGCAGACAAAAAGAGATGTCTCTAATTTCATTTCTCAGGATGTAGCATTTGAAGCAGAATATCTTGATGCATTAGAAAATGCGGATGTAGAAAAGATGAAAGCGGTAGAAAGTGAAAGATTCGAAAATATGTTTATAAGATATGCTAACAAACAAGCTGTCTTTCAGGAACATAAAGGAGATGGTTCTCTAGAAACTAGATTATTAGCGTATGCGGAGGACGAAAATGCCACAGAAGAGCAAAGAAAAAATGCAACAAAAGCTTTATCCAAGCTAGAAGATTTAAGTGATCAGTATTATGATTTATTTAAAAGACATTCAGATAAGCCTCAAACAATGCAAAGAGCTTGGGAAACAAGATCTAGAATTAACGCATTAGAAGAAGTTTCTGAACAAATTAATAACAAAGAAGAAAAAATCACTTCTGATATAATTAAAAGTATTGAAAAAACTGGTGGTGAAATTTCAACTTCTGATATGGAAGCTGTAAAATTAACTAGAGAAATAAAAGGTCTTAGTAAAGCATTAGAGGTTGAATCCAGGTTAGAAGGTGTTAAAAATAGATTAAACAATAGAAAAAAAGAACTAGAGTCTAAACTATCTAAAATAGAAACCCCTAATACTAAATTAATATTACAATCAGAGAAGTTGGATTCTTTATATGATCTTTTATCTAAGAAACAAGATGTATTAAACACTAAAGATTTTTATTCTGAGTACTATAAAAGGTTTACTAAAGAAGGTTCAAAAGAACTATTAAAAGAAAATAAAAATTTAATTCAGAATACCATATTAAAAACTTCTTTGGAGCATATGGATATAATCCCTACTATCATAAGCAGTAGAGATTTAAATCCAAAAGATAGAGAATTTCTATTAGATGTTTATAGTAAAAGAAAGGAGTTTCTAGAAAGGCAAGAAGTTAAAAATAAAGAAACATTAGAAAGAGCTAAGATTAGAAGAAAAGCCGCTTCTCAGTTAAAACAACAACTTGTTTCTCTTCGAGATATAGAGAATAAAGGAGAAGATAACAGAAAGGCTGACATAGAACAACAAGAAGCGATTATCCAAGAACAGGACGAAATCATAAAAGAACTAGATTCTGAATTTAATATTGAAAGTGAGATAGTAGATGATGCTATATTAGAATTTGATAGGAAATTAGAGGAAGGGCTTACTCCTACAGTATCAGATACATCTGAGTTATCCAAAGAGACTGACAATGAAGAAGTTAGAAATGCGGCATTGAATGCAGTAGCGGATAATAATGTAAACGAGCCTATAAAAGAGCCTTCTATCGCTCCTCGTCATTTACCTGATGGAGATAATCAACTTTCTATATCCCCTACTATTAATGATGCAAATGACAGCAACAAAGAGGCTAGCGATTTATCATTGGCTTATATATCCGGAACTGATAACGATCCTTATTGGATTAACAATAGCGATTCTGCTATAGCAGATTGGGTAGAAAATCCTGCCGTCAATGGAGTAGGACATTCTATGAGTATAGAAGTTGATCCAGAGTTTGATAGCAAAGATCCTAACCAAAGAGGTTACCGTTATTATGTTTTAAATAAAGAAGGAAATAAAATAAAATTAGGAGGTAAATATGTGTATGGATGGCTCCGAGTACCTAAAGGAGATTCCCCTTCCGATAAAGCATTAAAATCATATAGGTCTAAATTAGATAAAGAATTGAAACAAGGGACTTTAGATAAAAATAGACCTAAGATTGATTATATAAGTAATGGGGTTTTAATGCAAGAAAAAGGTCTTAGAAATAATATTCTTGAAAAACTAAATAAAGAAGGAAAAGATCTTACTCTTACTATAAAGCAAGGTGTAGAATACATAGAAAGCCTTTCAGACGAAGGAGGTGTTTCTTTTACTAAAGAAGACGGTAAAACATTAACATCTAAAAATGAAAAAGGAGAAGGGTTTCTTCATGCTATGATTAAAACTGCAAGCGGAAAAGATTTCCCTTTAAGAATGAACTCTAGAAAGTTAAATGAATCTGAAGTAGACGCTATTTATAATATATATAAAGATTTCTTTAAAGGAGCTTCATCTAAAAGTCGAATTAACAGTAAACATATAAAAGGTAATATATCATATAAAGAAGCTTTAGATTTATTGATATTTGAAGGACCTAAATCAATAGCTACAGACTATCCTATTTTCTTTGAGTTTAAGGATAAAAAAGCAAAAACCCCGTCTAGATTAATATTAGGAGATAATCTAGATTCTCCAATAACAGATATTGTAGCAGAGGAACAACGTGTTAAGGACTATTTATCTAAGATGTGGAGAACTCATCAGATGGATATGATCAACAAGGACATGCAAGTTAAAGGTGAGATAGAATGGTTCGATTCTAAAATTAACTCCTCTACTCATTATAATGAATTTCTATTTAACGAAGGAGCCGCTTCTACTAATGCTGTTATCCCACAAGGTATATTCTTTACGAGACCTATAATAAGATTAAATGATTCAAGTGAATGGGGATTTAGCAAAGGTTCTAAAAGCAAAGTTAAAGTGACAGTCCCTTCTGAGAATGCAGCATTTACTGAATCAGACGGAGGTCCTGTCCTAGATTTTAATAAGATAGTAAAAAGTAAATCTGAAACACAGCAACCTTCATCTAGTGTTGAAGTTAAAAAAGTAGATTCTTTTAAAGAACAACAACCTGAAAGCGAACCTGCCAGAAGGAGGAGGTCTCCAGGATTAAAAAAGACATTTAATTCTGATAGTACAGAGGAAGCAATGACAGAAGAAAATTGCGAATAACTTTAATTTTACTTAATTTTATAAAAAGATAAAGAATGGCTTGTACATATAATTATAAAGGAACTCAGTATACTCAAGAAGAATATATCGAACTACTAAAAGAAAGTAATAAAACTTTAAATGATGAAATTTCTCATATAAAAGAATTACTACCGAATGCCCCTGTTAATATCGTTAACGGATTGTTACAAATCCCAGGTGGTTTTGCAGAAGGAGTGTTTGATAAAAACATGATTATACTAAGTGATGAGGCAGAAAGTGGAACTGCTTATCATGAAGCGTTCCATTATGTTTCTCAACTTTATTTAAGCCCAGAAGGAAGAAGAAAGCTATATGATTCTTTTAAAGGATCTGTTAATATATCAGATGCTCAAGTAGAAGAATTACTTGCTGATCAATTTTCAGATTATATGAAAGGTAGAGTAAGCACTAAGCTTCATCCTGTAGTAGAATATTTCTATAACCTGTTACAAGATTTCCTTAACTTATTTAGAAATGAAAAAAATAAAATATTTAATAACATATCTAGAGGGAAATATTCATATAAACCTACAAGTCATTCAGAATCAGTTCTTTATAAAAAATCAGAAAATTTAAAAGGTTTATCTGAAGAATGGGTAAATGACATGGTTCAGTATATGAGTATGTCTATGGTAGAATATTCAGGGATCATAGCCGATGCAAGTGAAGGGGTAAATGATTTAGAAATAATATCCGATCAAATATATAATGATATATTTGACGCATATGAAAAGGCAAAAGCCGACGGTAATTCTGATATAGCAGGTCACTTATACATAGCCACACAAGAAGGTAAATTTGAAGATTTAATAGATTTAGCTAAAAAAAGATTATCTCAGTTTAAGATAGCAGAGGAAATTAAAAAGAAAGAATCACTAAACGAAGAGGCAAAAGAAGAAAACCTTTCTGGAGATCTTGGTTTAACTAGTTCTTTGAATATATCCGCAAAAAATAATGCAAGGGCGGAGACAAGAATGATGTTAACATTCTTACAAGATTCTAGCTATGATTCTAAATTCTTTGGAGATTATATAAAAGCACCTTTAGATTTTTCTAAAAACTGGAACATATTAAGCAAGGAGTTATCAGGAATAGTAAGTACTAATGAAGAGACAGAAGGTCAGTTAATGTTAAAAAAGGTTAAGTCTTTATCAAAAACTCACCCTCAGTTTAAAACATTATATTCTATGTTAACTAGTGATGAGGTATTAGATTCTACTAAAACTAAATTCTATTCTTCTTTCTCTAATGGTAGGATAGATTATATAGGAGGTATTATACAACATCATAAGTCTAAAGCAGGTAAGGACACTAGTATTTATAAGCAGACTACAGGAGATGAACAAAGTGTTTCTAAAACGTTGATAAAAGAAGGCGTTAGTTCTTTTATAGATATATATGGAGAGAAACCTGATTTGGAAAGAATGACTGCTGCAGCAAAAGCTTTACACCAAATATCAAAAGCGGTAGATGATTCTTTTAATACTAACGATAAAGAAATACCTAACGAGTTAATAGATCAGATTATATATAAAACATTGCCTAGTTTTTTCAATAGGCTAGGTCTAAACATATCAGGGAATGCTATAGCAGATTATGCAAATACTAAAAGTTCAGATAAAAGCATCCAATTAAAGAAGCTTATGAAAGAGCTTTCTTATGCTATATATCCTAAAACAGGACATAAGGATTTTTCTAAATTAAGAACTACTAAGTACGACGGAGAAACATTATATGGATCTCATGTTAAAGGATTTGATGCGGATAAGAATTTCATTAATAATACTTCAATAATGAAAAACTTATTTAAACATCAAGCTACTTATAGTGATTTACCAGGAGACAATTCTGTTTTAGGTCCTGACGGGAATATGTATTATAAGGAAACGCAAAATAGTATGGCTGTTAAAACTCTTCAGCGTTTTAAAAACGGAGAGCTTTTTGATCAAATGTTAAACAGCAGATACCATAGATATTCTGAACTACTTAAAAAGGTAGCAAAAGATTATGAAGCTTCTAAAAATAACCCAAATGCCTTTTCTTTAAACTTAAGAACTTTCTTATTTAATAAGACAGAAGGAGAGGCTGGATCGGAAGCTACAGGAAAGGATATATTAAGTTTGGACGAACAGCTTGATAGAATGAATAAAGTACTAAGAGGATCTGTCGCTAAGGGTAAGTCTATATACACTATCCTTACCATGGCTGATAAAAGTACTATACATCATTTAGCAGGAGCAGGGTTTGAGCGTTTTTCATATAATGAAGATAATACAACAGCGGTTGATAAATTTTATAATTATGCTCTTGCTGAGATAGAACGAATATCAATGAGTCTCAGAGATGACTCTGTTTCCACCATAGATTTTTATGGCACAAAAGATAATAATTTAAAATCTTTCTGGTTTCCAGAACTTTCTAAAGATGGAAATTTAGCAAAAGAAATAAACTTATATAACGAAGACGGTACCGCTAATACTCTAGCGTCAGCAGAACGTATAAAAGACTATATAGAGTCAGTATTAGATGAAAGAATTAAAGCAGAAGAGTCTTACATATCAGACGCATTACGTGATGAAGATGGATATATTAAAGGTATAGACAGAGACATACAAAATGAATATAGGATACTAGAAGGCGATAAACTTGTAAAAGACTCTGAGGATGGTTATACATATAAAGACGGTATGTCGGATCTTATTTCAGATTACGCACTTAATTCAATAATTAAAAATATTGAGTTTACTATGTTATTTACAGGAGACCCTGCATTTTATAAAGATTTATCAAAACGTACCCCTGCTACTATCGCTACAGGGTATGATTTAATATTGGATAATATAAGAAGAAAGTTCAAAGTAGCAGTAGGGTCTGATATAGAACTACAATCATCTTTGTATGACGAATATAAAAAATACTTTGAAGATAATAACTTAGACCCTGATGTATTAGCTCCTTATGATAAAAATGAGGATCTTGGTAGAGACGGAGTAAATCAAGCAGATGCTCAAGGATATATAACACCTGAAAGGTTTAAAGAAATAGCCATCGGATTAGGGAAATGGGAAAAGACTAAGCATGATAAAATATTCAAAGCTTTAAACGAAGGAAGTACTGATCGAGATTACCTTCTTGAAATTCAAAAACTAATAACTGAAATGGGAGTTCCTGAAGGTCAACCTCTTAAAGGAATGCATTTTGAATTAGTTAAAGACGGAGATGTTATGAGACCTGTTTATTTAAAATACTCTCAGGCAGTATTATGGCCGGGTGTTATAAAAGGTACTAAACTAGTAAAGTTAGCTTCTGCTATGAAATCTAGTAAGACTGACGAATTTGTATTTAAAAGTGGAGTTAAGGTAGGTTCAAAAGATGTTTCAACTATAGATTTTAATAATATAAAACTATCTCCTTTTGAACTAGATAATTTTTATTGGAAACTTCAACAAGATCTCCCTTCTAAATATCATAAAAAAGGAAGAGCTCTTGTAGGTTCACAGCCTAAAAAAAATATCATAGCTAATATAACAGATAGGATGATTGGAGACAGAGAAGGTCGTGAGGTAGCGCAAGATGTACATAGAATAGAAGGAATGCTTTCTGATATAGAAAAGGATATTCTAGATTCTAAATGGGGAGTAAGGAATAATAAAGCAAACAAAGATTATATCTTAAAAGATTTAATAGAAGGGTTTAGAGAAGAAGATATCCCTGAAAATATTATAGAAATGGCTGAGGCAGGTGTTCCTTTAGACATGATCTTACAGAGATCTACTCAGATTGATTCCATGCTTCATTCTAAAATAACTAAAGCAGTAGTTAAGTTAAAGAGTCCGGGAGGAGCTTTTGTCCAAATGTCTAATGCAGGTTTTTCTAAAATGACAGGAATCTCAGATCTTACCGACTTACCTTTAGATGATTTAAATGGGGTAATTCACTTAAAGAATGTAGACGAATTAAAAGGTCCTAGAAAAGTAAATGGAGTTACGGTTCCGGGAGATGTTTATCTGCCCCATAGTGTTATTTCTGATTTATTTGAAGCAAAGCCCGAGTTAAACGATAAGCTAAAAGCAGGAACTTTAAAAGGTAGTGATGTAGCTGAATATTTAGGCGATACCATAGAGAATCTTATAGGATATCGTATTCCTAACCAAGGGATGTCGTCTATTGATGTATTAAATATTGCAGGTATACTACCTCCTCATATGGGCGATACTATAGTAACCTATACAGAAATTACAGCTAAAACAGGTTCCGATTTTGATATTGATAAAATGTATGTAATGATGCCACATACAAAATATAATAAAAAAACCGGATTGATGGAAGTTATAGATATGGATTCAGATGAACTATATTTTCAGATACACGATTTAAAAAAGAAATTAAAAGAAGGTAGGGGCGAAGTAGGAAATAAAAAACTTCAACAAGCTATATCTTCTAAAACAGAACTATTAAAAAAGGCTTTAGAGAACGAAAGAATCAAAATATGGGGAGAAATTCTATTAGCAGACGCTACATATGGAGATTTAGTTACCCCTCTTGATTCAGAGTTTTTAAAAGACGATGCATATTATATCTCATTCTTAGAAGAAATAAGAAAAAACCCAGGAGAAGTTTCTGGTATATTAGATATGAGAATCGAAGATGTATTAAAGAGTTCTAATAGAATGGAACTTTCTAAAAAATATTTTAAGAATAAACCTGTTAAGGCTTTAGAATTTGCAAGTCCTTCTTATCAATTAGAGGTTAAGAAAAGAAACATGGCAGGTAAAGCAGGTGTAGGTCAAACAGCCAATCACCTTACTCATCATGCACTAGCTCAAGAAGCAGAACTTTACTTGAAGTATAGTTTAGGGGTAGGTAACCAAGTGAGTAACCAAGATGGTAACCTAGTGGATTTGAGCGGTACCGATGTAGAAGAAAATGCTAATACTCAACCAAAAAGAACTATAACAGGAGTTATATCGGCTTGGTTAAATGCCTATGTAGATAATGCAAAAGATCCTTATATCAGTTTAATTAATAATAATACAAAGACTGCCAATACTGTATTTCTTATGTTACGTGCAGGAGTTAGTCCTGAATTTGTTAATAGATTTATAAGCCAGCCTCTTATTAAAGAATATATTGAAACTGAATTTGAATCAGATAATAATGCGGTAGATACTATTTTTAAAGTAGGTAAAACTAATAAGGTTGTTGAAGGAGTTGTATCTTCTGTAGATAGCGGTACAGAAACATCTTTTCAAAAAGTTACTAATAATTCTGAAGATACAAGTGTAGCAGATTTAAGATCTTTTGATATAATAAGCTTAGAGGATCAAATTTTAAACTACGATGAAGCAAGTCCTACTCAAATTAGTCTATTAAATAAATTCTTAGAAATTCAAGATGCTGCAAATAAACTTAACGAAGCAGTAAAAGCTAGTAAAGCAGATACAGAGGGAACTTACGGGAACAGTGCCGGTAACTTTATAGCACGTCAGAGAAAGAAATCAGTTGAATCAGAAGGGTTTGTAGGAAACTTTAGTAAATTATTTGATGGGACTATGTTAGGTGTATTTCATGATAATAGTGTAGAAAATGCTAAAAATGTATTAAGTGGACTCACTATATTAAAAACACCTTTTGCAGAAAAATCAGTAAAAGATATTGCTTATATAACAGGTTTAAATAAAGATGGATTTGTAACTAATGAGAAATTAGTCAATAAAGTATATTCGGGGTTGAAAACTTACATGTACGGTAAGTATGCGGGTTTTGATATTAACGATGCTACAAGAAGGGTTATATTAAAGCGAACTCCTGAATTTTTAATGCAGTTAAAACAATCACATCCTAATAATCCTCTTGTGAAAGCACTGACTCCTGTTCAAACTAAAGAAGGACTTAAGATATCTCTTCGATCTAAAGTTAAATCAGGATATGAATCTGATGTATTATCGGGAGCATGGTTAGATTTACTTTTACATGAAGATCCTTCTATTAAAGGATGGGCTGAAACTTTAATTAAATATTCATTTTTAACTTCAGGATTCTCCAAAGGACTAAATACATTTTTTGATATAATCCCTTCAGATTATTTATTAAAAAGTGATATGAAATCACACATTAATGAATTTATAAGAGGGTCTGAAGTTAGAGAAAATACAGAATTTGTTGATCAGTTTATGAGAAATAACTGGGATGATACAAGTCTTGTTCCAAGATTTAAAAAATTAGAAGATATGGGAGCTAAGATAATATCTGTTAAAACTAATGCGGCTCATGGATTTTACATTGAAAAGGATGATGTGTCTTCACGTATGATGAAAAACGACATAATGCACTCTTATGTAACATATGATACAGGATCTGAAATTAGAATGTATCAATATATGGGAAGGCAAGATGATCGTCATATTTATAATAGGGTTTCTAAATTATCTAAATCAGATAAAGGATTCAAAGAAATAAATTATGGTAATACATTAAATCCTTTGAATGAAGATCTTAAAACATTATCTTTAAATGATTTAAAAGGATCTAATCGTATAAATGATTTAAGAGTATCTAAACATATACATAAGAAGGATATTGGAACAATGGATATTAAAGGAGACACTTTTACATTTTCTGATATTCCTGGAAAGTTTAATATAAAGGGGAATACTCTTAATTATAATAATAAACCCGTGATGGATCTGTATTCAGATACACAAGAAGAGTTAATTAAAGAAGCAGAATTTTCCTTAAGGTCTATAGGATTAGATATAATTCAAACTTATATAAATAATAATTGTTAATATGGCTGCATGTCCTAATAAAAATAGTGAAGAGTGGAAAGAATTAGTAGATAAAGTAGGTAGTGAAATAGAAGCTACTTACTTATTTATTAAAAATAATTACGAAATACCTTCAGATCCTGATGAGGTAAGAACGACAGAAGGATATGATTTTTCATCTTCTGCAAGAGAAGAAGTCTTTGAATTTAATAAGATAGTGAATGTTAGAGATCAGCTTCTTCAAGCATTGGGTGCAAAATATAATGCACATAAAGGAACAGATAATAAGCAATACCTGACAGATTTAAAGAAACTTATTGAAGATTTTAAGAAAGCAGATATTGAAGCAGGTATGCATATATTTTTAAATAATGCTCATTCTAAATTAGAATCGTTAGATAAGAAAATGTCTGCTCAAAACAATGACTTAGGAGTTCTGCATACTATGAATAGCTTTGCGGGAACTTTTGGATTAATAGATCAAATAACCCCGTATTTAGATAATCCTATATTAGAGTTTGATGAAGAAACTAAAAAGAGTATTACAAGCATTAATGGTAAAGTAAAAAGATTACATTCTAAATATATAGGATATGCTAGAAAAACATTAGTTCATAGGTTAGCAGCAGAAAGTACTATTGAAAGAACTAAGAGAAAAGAAAAATTAAAAAAAGATTTTGTTAAAAATAACCCTAGAAAAGATTCAGGGTTAAATGAATCAGATTACATAAAAGCTCAAACTGATTATGTAGAAAAGGCATTAAATGATCTAGCTAATGATATACGACAGGCTGAAATAGAGCGTATTAGAGAATTACTTGTTTTGGCTCCAGATGATATTGATACTATTACAAAGAATATAATGGATCCGAGAGGAGTAAATGAATCTATTATACAGTTAACTGTAAAAATGTTAGATAAAGCAGACTTTGATGCCAAAGAATCTTTTATAAACAGCAGAAGATCAGCATTATCTGTATGGGAAAAGTTCAAGGATTCTAGAAATGCAGGAGGGGTTATTACAGATCAAAAGAAATTATACGAAGATATAATAGAAAAGATCGACGGAAAAGAAACTCAATATTATACAAGACCTTTATTTTCAACTTATTATATAGCAAAAGATGAGATGTGGGAAGAATATAATAAATTGAAAGATGAAGGTAAGAAGAAAGAAGCTAAAAAGGTTTTAAAAGATTGGAAAAATAAATATCTTATTGACAAGAAAGGGAAGTTCATACCTTCTAATACAAAACCTGAATTTCATAATCCTCAGTATAAAACTATATATTCAGACTCTACTAAAAAGGAAATGTATAATTTTTTAGTAGCATTTAATAACGAATCTGATTCTATGGTTAGAGGGAAAAATAAATTAGAATATAAATTACCTTCTATCTCACAAAGAACAGCAGAGAAAATAATAGACTCCGAAGGAGGTATTATTGAAGTAGGAAAAGAATGGTGGAAAGATTCTGTTCAAGGGAGAATAGATGATGAACAATTCGGTAATATAGAACAGAATGAAGACGGCACTATTAAAGTATTAACTGATCAATTTGGAAAACCTCTTAAGAGAATAGCAGTTCCTTTTAGAGGTGATATTGAAATAACAAATCAATCTTATGATTTAATGGGAATGAGTCTTACTAATAGATATGCTTCTTTAAATTTTAAAGAAAAAGATGCTATTAAGAAAGACCTAGAAGTGCTTTCTGATGTGGTTTCAGAAAGAGATGTTCGAAAGACATCTGGTGATAAAGTCATAATGAAAACACTTAGCTCGATACCGGGAATATCAACAGAAGAAATAAACGACGTGGTAGATACTATTCCCGGAAGAGATTCTAACACTTTTGAATTACTTACTAGCTTGTTGGAAGATCGTTTATATGGAAAACATCGAGCAGCTATATCTGAAATGGATATTAAATTAGATAAACTTTCAGATAAAGCAATACAAGCTTCTTCTCATATGATGCTGATAGCCAATCTGTTAGGAGGAACTTCCAATTTAATTGCAGGTAAAACTATGAACTTTCTGGAATCTACCAGATCTATTCATTTTAATACTAAGAATTTAGCTAAGGCTGAGGAATTATATTGGGGTGATATAGGAGGAATAGTGAGGGATATGGGAAGCCTTGCTCCTTCTTCTATGACAGGAATGTTAATAGAAAAATTTATAGATACCTCTATGGACTTCAGCCCTCTCTCTAATCATCTGACTAAAGATACAAAATTCAAAAGGCTTTTTAATATGGGAACCTTGCATGGAATTAATAGCAGTGCTGAGCATTATATTCAAGGTTCTTTAATGTTTAGTGCCTTAGATAATATTAAGGTAGTAGATAAAGAGACTGGTAAGTATGTAACCTCTAAAGGTCAACTTACTGATAATAGAGACGAAGCTGCGGGAATGTATTACGGATACACTTCTGAAAACGGATTAAAATGGAATCACTCATATACTATCGAAGGTCAGAAAGAAGTAACTCCAGAAGTAGAGCAATATGTCAATTCTAAAACAAAAGATATAATTGCGGATTTACAAGGTATGTACGACGGTACTAATAAATCTATGATAGAAAGAGAATGGTATGGAAAACTAGCATTCTATTTACGAAAATGGATGGTTCGAGGTACGTTAAGAAGATGGAGGGGGATACAGCACGCTTCTAAAGAATTAGATGAATTAGAAGATCATCAAAGATTTTACTCTGAGTCTACTCAGGATTTTAAAGAAGGAACGTATACTAGTTTAGCTAGATTCTTTATAAACACTCAGTCTAGAATTAGAAAGATGCAGTGGGAATTAATGAGGCAGGATTGGGATTCTCTTTCTGATATGGAAAAGGGTAATATCAAAGCAGCAGCTACAGAAATAGCTGTCATGGTAGGCTCTCTCATAGCCTCTAACTTTCTAGCAGGTTTAGCTAAAAAAGAGCCAGATGAAGAGGATAAGGAATTACTGTATACATATGCATATCTTTTACTTAGAACTTCAGATGAATTAAGAATGTACACAGGTACTGACATTCCTGAAATGTCAAGAGTTATGAGATCGCCTACTGCTACATTAAATACACTTGAACAAAGTTGGAGATCCCTTAGTCAAATATCCGAAGACTTTTTCTATAGAATACCTACAGGAGAAGGGCTAGAAGAATATGAAGGAGGACGTCATAAAGGAGAGTCAAAAAGCTGGGTTCAAGTTAATAGGATGATTAATCCTTTCTATAAAAATTGGTACGATAAAAACGCTCAGAAGTCATATGACTTTCTTAAAAACCCTAGATAACTAATCGGGATCTTGTATATTAATTATATATTTGTATATGAAATTCCCGAAATTGACAAATTTAGAATTAATAAAAGTATTAGAAAGTGCTACTGAACTTTTTAGGAATAAAATCTATTACAATAGAGATTATGTAGAAAAGTACATAGGACTTAATATACATTCTTCTGGATTTTATGGTCAAAAAATAGGCGACGAGCTTGTAGCTCTTTCTAGAAATAAGACTACTTTCGATGATGATAAGGATATAAATATATTTATTCAAGGTCAAGTAGATTTAATAAGAGAGCCTATAAATAGCGGAACAGGAGAGATTACTTACTCAGGTTATGGTTATTTAATAGTCGATGATGTTATAATTTTTGATGGGAGAACAGGAAAAGGAAAGGGAAGGTCTGATATATATGTAGAATCTCTTACCGGGGAATTTGTAGAACAGTCAGTAGAAGGAATTTCTGTAGGTAACTCAATTGATCATAGGATTGAAATGAGAAGCGGGAAGCCTCATCTTATTATAGGAGATCCTTATCAAGTTCCTTCATTTACTTCCTTCTTTATAACTTCTCAACCTACTCTTATCGAAGCGGGAGATTTTATAGTAGGAGGGCCACGGACCTTTACTTGGACTACTAATAATAGTTCTAATGTAACGTCTGATGATATTACCATAACAGACGTGGATGCAGCTACTGATTTAATTACAGGATCATCTAATGACGGTACTGAAACAATTGATATAGGAGGTACTATTCAATTATTAGCTGGAGATACACAAACATATAGAATTACTTCAAGTCAATTGCAAGGAGCAGATATATCAAGAGTATTTACAGTAGTAGCTAATTGGGCTGTTTTCTCAGGAAATAATTCATTAACGAGCCTTACAGAAGCTGATGTAGAAGCATTGGCTAATAAAGAATTAAGAAGTAATTTCATTAAAACGTTTAATCTTTCAGCAGGAGGGTATAAATGGATATGTTATCCTACAGATTTTGGGACAGCTACTTCATTTACAGACACAGCTACTAATTTTCCTGTAGCCATGGAACCTTTCGGGGGATTAAATTATGAATTAATAAGTATAACAAATGCTTTCGGTCAAACAATAGATTATAAATGTCATAGGACTTTAAATCAATTAGGAAGTAATATAAACATTGCAGTATCATGATAAAAAAACAATTATTAAAATTAATAGCTAAATACACTTTATCTATGTTAAAGTCTTTAAATGACAAAACAGAGGATGAGAAAAAAGAAATACTAGATACTTGTAATAAAATCTCAGAAGTGTCTTGGATTCTAGCAAGTCATGTTAAAGGTAAAGAGTTTTCCGATTATAATAAAAAAATTATAGCAGATCAGCTAAAGAGATGGTCAAAAGGAGAACCAACACTTAAGGACTTTAAAAGCTTATATAGATAATGAGTAGTTTTAATAAACCAATACCGGAAATACAAGTCGGTGTTACGGGGTTTATAACTACTACAGATAGTAGTGATACATTCGCTGTAACGCACCCTTTTTATTCAGCAGGAGGCTTTAAATATTCTGATGATATAGTAGAAAGGGACGCTATATTACCTAGTCGTCGTATACCTGAAATTACAGTAGTGTATGTGGACTCTGTAGATACGTGGTTTCAGTTACAAGGAGGGATTACTAATACAGATTGGGTTAGTTTAGGGTCAGAGCCTTTTAATGAAACCCTTACAGGATCCGAAATTAAATCCTTATATGAAGCAGAACTTGATACTAATGCTTTTACAGATGCTGAAAAATCTAAGTTATCAGGATTGGAATCTTCTAAGTTTCTAGGATCATATATCTCTTTAGCGGCATTACAAGGAGCACATACTACTGCTTCTCCTGGTAATTATGCAGATGTTGATACAGGAGTAGGAAATGATGTACTTAGATATATTTGGGATGATGATGATAGCGAATGGGTAGAGCAAGGAGCCGGGACAACTCTCACGGCTGCTCAAGTAAAAGTTCTATACGAAAGTAATTCAGACACTAACGCATTTACTGATTCGGACGAGACTAAGTTAAATGGGATAGAAGCAGGAGCAGAGGTTAATGTTCAGGCAGATTGGAATGAAACGGATAACACAAGTGATTCTTTCATTAAAAACAAGCCTGCTATTTCAGTTACAGATCAAGGATATACACCTGTAACCGATATAACAGAATTAAATGCTGCTATCGTAGATACATCTATAACTAATGTAGTTGTACAAAATATTATAACAGGATCTCTTGTAGCGAACACTTCATCTACTACTAAAGTAGTAGGTCTTCCTTTAAACTTGACATCTAGTCAAATATCAGGTACAGGTACTGTAGAGTTTTATAATGATGTAACGGCTGCTACTATGACTCTGTCTACTCCGGCTAGCGCAAAGTATAGAAATATTATAGGGGCAGTAGCGTTAACAAATACAGGAACTTTTTTATATGAGTATGCAGATTCTACTATAACTACTTCGGGTGTAGCACCTATACAGACTTATTGGGATAATACCATTAAATCAGTAGTCCCTACATTAACCGAATATGTTAGTTTATCTGCTTCAACTGATTCTCCTGTAAGTAAGTTTAGTAGAGTATTTAAAGGTCCTGTTACAGTAGATACAGTATCTTTATCATTTAATGCAGATATATCCTCAGTTTCATTTGAAGCAAGAGAAGGTAATGGATCAGTTATAGGTTTAGCAGATCTTGCTGACTTAAGTACTTGGATAGGAGGTAACATAGCAACTAATGATATTTGGCAAATAAGAGCGATAATAGTATTTAACGCATCCTATGTAGGTGATGGCGAATGCACATTTAAAATAGATTTATAATGAGTAAGATTACAGTCAGAGGAATAGAGTATACAGCTACTTTTGGACTAGAAGAAAATAAAATAGAGTTTACAGAAAATAATGTAAACAAAGTATATAATTTAGAATTTATAGGGATAAGTATCCCCCGTAAAAGTAAGGATTCTAATGGAAGTACAGGTAATGTTAAGCCTGGTTCTATAACAGCAGAATATAATTTAGAAACTTATTTTGAAGATCAATATAACGTTCCTAAAAAAGGTGTTGTAAAATCAGATTCGGGAAGTTATGAAAAATATTATAACTCATTTAAAGGAGAAACTGGACCTAACATTCATAAAGCAGGAATTAATTCTGTAGCTAGAGCAGAGATAGGAAAAACAGATGACCAAGCTATGTTCTTTAATCCAATTAAAGGATTTGATCCTGTACAGCCTATTATATATGATTTAGATATCAGAGTAAACACAGTAACTATTAATGTTATCGACAAGCCTGAAGGAGATTTAAAGTATTCATTAGATGGCTTTATTACCTCTTTTGATCTTCCTCAATCTTTAAATTTACCTTCAGGGACTTATACCATGGGCATTATGCATCCGGATGACGAATTACCTTTTTATAAAGCCATAACTATACTATAATGGAAAGAAAGTCTATCGATAGATACAATGATGATTTTTATTTAGACTTCGACGGGTCAAATTATCTTCAGGGATCAACTGACGTTAGTGGGTCGTTAGACGGAAGTAATAGTTGGTCTGTATCTTGGTTAGACTTATTAGATAGATCTGCTTCTGTAGGTGTTACTTCATTAGATCAATCTTCTCATACAGTATTTACTAATGTAGCAGGTACTAATGGTATTAGTATTACTCATAGGGTAATAACAATAACTAGAGCTGATATTCTTGTTGTAATGATAAATAATGGATCGGCAGTCATAAGGTTTTTTAATGATGTAAGATTAAGAACAGATAATGTAACAGTCGAACATTTAGTATTAAATTATGACCACACTACAAATACAGGATCATTATATGTAGATGGAAGATTACATCAAAGCTTATCTAATTTTGCTCCATCAAACTTTGCATCTACTCAAGGAATTAGATTAGGTGCTGACTTTACACCTAACAGGTTAAGAGTAGGTAGTTTAAGAGATGTTATGATATTTGATAAAGCATTATCAGAAAATGAGATTGAATATATTTATACCACTGCAACACCTCCAAATACGGCTTATTCTAATTTACAACATTATTACCCATTAAATCAAATGCCGTATGAAAATGGAGGTAATTATTTTGTAGACGGTGTTGCTCATTTATATAATCAATCAGCATCAGTAGAATCTTTAGAATTAAATGGATGGGCTTCTGATGAAATAGGTGTTTCTAATGTGACTCAAATTAGTGCATTTAGGGACTTTAAAACTAAAGGGAGATATTTTGGAATAGGGCTAGATTATAAAGAAAACGCACAATATGGAGCAACTTATAATACAGTAAACGGTTCTGATTTTAATAACGGATATACTGTAATTATTAAATGTATTCCTGACACTCTGGGAAGTCCAAAGGGAGATATTATGTTTATGGATTCAACCATAGGTACAGGACAAAATAACTACTTTTTTATTGATAGTGCTGGCTTTAATGCTAAATTTGACGATCCTCAACCAGGACCTCCTACAGGAAATGAGATGATCTCAAGTAATTACAATCCTACAAAAGATAATGTTTTTGTGGTAACGGCATCTCCTACTTCATCGGGAACATTTGAACTATTTATAAATGGAAGAAAAGATCAAAGCTCAGACGATGGGTGGGTTTATAATGCTCCTGATACATCTCTTTATATAGGGTCTAATCCTCCTAGTAGTATTAAAGGAATTTTTTATGTAGCAGTTTTTAATTCCGTACTCACAGATAATCAAATTTCTACTTATAGCGAATCTGATAATTGGTTAGAATTAAACCCTTATATGATGTGGTGTAGTGAAAATGATGGGACTAAATTGATAGATATAAGCGGAAACGGAAGAGATGCTATAATACAAAATTCTACAGCGTTTAACAATAATCAAACTTACATAAGTTATAAAGGAGGTAATTCTAATTATAAAAAAGGTTTGAATTTTGATAGTGCTAAGGGGCAGTATCTAGAAGTAACAGGCTTAGAAGCATTTGGAAACTCTGGAGGATATACTTTTCTTGTAGGAGTAGAATCTGATGCTATCAGTAATCAACAAAACGTCTTTGGATTTTTCGGAGATGAAGGAGTTTTTAGAGGATTTGAGATCATTAAACCTTCTAGTACTACAACTAGATATGATTTTATATCTCCTAATATAACCGGACGTTCTTTACTTTCTCTTAATGGAGTAGATGTTTCTAAAGATAATTTTCTATCTTACTATACAGGAGACAACAGCTATATAAGTCCTTATAGTTCATCACCTTTAAGCAAAATAGCAGATGTAAATGTATCTCAAAATTACTCTTCAGGTATAGATAGTAATCCTTTAGGACTAGGTTTTGATGAAATAACCAATCCTATATTTAATATAGGGGCTAGATCATCTAGTCAACACTATCTTAATGGAAAAATTACTTTCTTTTGTATTATTAAAGAGTCTATAACAAAGGAACAAGAAAAAACAATATTTAATAATGGCAATTATAGATCACCATACGAAGTAATAGAAGATAGATCTAGGATTATCCTAGATGTAGATTTTCAAAATCCATTTGATGTTGGAGGTACTATAAAGTTTAAAGATAGGAGTGGTAATTGTGAAATAATAGCTAACCAAAATACAGGTACAGATTGGGATACATTAGCAGGAGTACAAGCAAGTATAGATTAAAATGAGAAGAAATATTTACATAAGATATGTAGGTGGCCATAACAATAAATATTGGGTTACTACAAAAAATACAGAAGTTACTTTAAGTAATGGAGACAATATAGTCATCCCTAAAGGATTTTTATGGGATTTATCTTCAGTACCTAAGTTTTTATGGGGTATTTTTCCTCCTTTTGGGGATTTTCTTATAGCCTCTTTAGTACATGATTATTTATATGTAAACAAGCAATATTCAAGAGCTTTTGCGGATAAAGAAATGTTATACTTTAGCAATAAATATAATTCTAATAAGATAGATAATTATCTTAGATATGTAGCAGTTAGATTATTTGGTTTTACTTATTGGAATAAATAATAAATAAAAGATATGAAATATACAATATTATTAGATAATGGACATGGAGGTATGGTAGATGGTAAGTATTCCACTTGTCCAGACTGGACAGATAACCCTAAAACATGGCATAAAATGCATGTCCATGAAGGTGTGCCTTTATACGAAGGTGTTTTTAACAGAGACGTAGTAGACGAAATTGCTGCTGAATTATGGAAAAGGGACATTAAATATGTATTAATAAATCCGGAAAGTAAAGATATCAGTTTAAAGGAAAGGGTGAAAAGAGCTAACGATTTCTATAAAGATAATAAAAATTGTATATTTGTTAGTATACATGGTAATGCATTTAACACCTCGGCTAAAGGGTTTGAAATCTTTACAAGTAAAGGAGATACTCCTGCTGATCCTATAGCAGAATCTATATCTATTGAAATGAGCAAGGCATTTCCTAGTAGAGTAATGAGATGGGATTTATCAGACGGAGATAGAGATAAAGAGGCTAATTTTTATGTTTTAAAACATACAGACATGCCTGCAATACTATCTGAGAATTTCTTTTTTGATAATCCTAGCGATGCGAAGTTAATGATGTCGGAAAGAGGGATAGAAAAAATCGCATTAGCTCATGTAGAAGGAATAATTAAAGCTTTAAAAAACTAATGAAATGGAAGAAGGTCTGATTAAAAATCTCATAACATATTTGATAGTAGGGGCAACTATGCTATTAGAAGAGTTTATAAAACATCCTATAGGTAGCATTGCTGCCATATTAGGTATATTATATACATATGAAAGAATAAAGACTCAGCGTTTAATTAGTAAAAGAGAGAAAATAGGTTTAGAAAACGATAAAAAAAGATATAATGGAAGCACTATTAAAGGTACTAAAAAGGGTTAAATCAGGACCTAAGACCACATTTGGAGGAGCGGCATTAACTTTATTTGCTCTATATTTAATATACTCTTCTGAAGCCACTTTAACATGGGTTTCTTTAGAAGCAGGATTATTTATAATAGGAATAATTTTATTTTTCAGTAACGATATAACACCTTCTAAAGAAGAAAACGATGAAGAAACTACTAATAAGTAATCTTATAATTTTATTTATAACTATATTTTTTGTAATATTAAACTTTAAAGATTCATCTTATATGGAAAAAAGTAAAGTTAATATAGATTCCTTAATTTTAGCACATGATGCCGCATTAAAAGATATGTTAAAAACTACAGATTCCTTAAAAAGAAAAAAGAAGTTAAATGACATAGAAATAGATTCGACATTATCTGATCTTATTAACAATACTAATATTCAAGTAACAGATGGTACAATAACAGAAGCATTATTATGGATAGAAGATTACAACGATTCTTTGCAGTAGCATTATTATTAATAGTAAACATAACATATTCTCAATGTAAGGATGGAATAAAAATTGTTAATGATACTATAAAAACTAAAAGGCAAGTTTATATATGCAAGAATGTGAAAATGAGCCCTGCTAAATTTAGTTATTACTACCAAGTAGATAAGCAATTTAAAATTTTAAAAGATTCGTTGCCTGAATTAGAAAAGTTAATACATAAAAATAGACAAACTAATGATTCGCTTATATCTAATTTAGAGTTACATATAAAAACTATAAAAGAACAAAAGGGTGAAACTATAGAGTCTCTTAAAGAAATTGAAGATTTAAATACACTATTAGAAGTAGAAAATCTTCAATTAACTTTATCCAATAAATCAAATAAAAAGATTTATGGAATAGGAGGTATTATAATAGGGACTTTAATAGCAATAATAATAAGGAGATAATGGAGTTAACAATAAATACACTAGATGCTTTAACGGGAAATGCTTTAACTGTAGATGCTATAGTAATAGGAGTTAATATTTTCTCTAATACAAATACAGCTACAGCTACTGTCGAGGACAATAATGCAGAATCTATTACAGTAGGTTTGGCAGGCTACCATACATATAATATGGACATATCTAATGTTTATATAGACGATAAGACTATATATATTAATATGGTTCCTGATGTAACAAATATCAATGATCCTAATTATAATAAACCTTTTCCGATGCACTTCTTTTTTCAAGATCCGTGCAGCTTTAATGTAGATTATTATAACGCATCAAATTATCCTGGAGAAATAACATGGTACATTAACAATCAAGAATTAAGTACAAGTAATACTAAAGGTGTAGCAGAATTTTGTTCTCCGGGAAATTATCAATTAAAAGTTAGAGGTACTGTAAGTTTAACTTTAGGTGATGTGTGTCCTGTGACATCTAATACTTGGGATAGACAATGGGCTACTACAAGTAATGCGGCTTTCTTACTTCCGGGTCAAGAAGTAGGGGCAGGAGAAACAGGTAATATTGTAGCAGGGCATATTGCTCCTATAGATACTTATTTGGCAATAGATGTTATAACAAACTTAAAAGAAGATGAATTTAGACCTGAGTTGGTTATTAATACAAATTCTATCTCGCAATTAGATGAATGCTGTTTTGTTAAAGATGAAGAAATAACAATAACGCCAAGCGTAACTATAAATAAAGGTACTGCAGATGATTATAATGTTATTTGGGAAATAGTTAATCCATTAGGGTTAGTTATTTTATCTCAGACTACTAGTATTGCTACTTCGTCTGCTATCAACTTAACCGAACTAGGATCTTATATTTTAAATTTAAAAGTTCGTCAGTTAAGTACCGGTATAGAAGTATCTCAAACTAAGATGATAGAAACTTGTAACTTTATTACATTTGATTATGTAAGTTGCAATAATTATAAAATACATAATAGAAGTTTAGATAATACAGTTACTGTGAATATACAAAGTATTGATAGTCAACAGTTTGATGATTTCGATCTTGAACCTCAGACTAGTAAAGATATAACTTTCACAGAATCTAATCTTTATAAAGTAGATATTTTAAATGATTCAGTAACAGAGACATATATTATATCAAATTACTGTAATATTGAAAAGTGCTTATCTGATTATATATTAAATATCCTATGTCCAGGTGATACTTCAGGTATATGTCCTGATACCGTAGAATTAAACCAACTATTAATGTTACATTATAGTTATTTTATGGAATTACATAAAGAGTATGGTATAAATAATTTCTACACAGGATTAGATGATAGTCAACTTGAAAGACTTGGAAATATAAAACAAATAATGGATAGAATATTAATGGTCTGCGAAAGAAAATCATGTAATACTTTATTTAATTCGAATTGTCCTACTTGTAAATAATGAGTGTCTTAAATACATATCTTGAAGGATTGAGATATCCTACTAAATTTAAAGCTCAATATAATGAGCAAGAAGAATTGTACGCTCTCGCTTGGGATATAGTGAGAGATGAAGTATTTCGTCTTCAGGAATTAGGAATATCTTATGATAAAAGGGGTAAAAAAGAATTAGCAGGGAAATATTATAAAGCAGCTAATATATATGTTTATATAATTCACTATGCTTTAATAATAAGAAATGAATTTGAAAGACAGAATAAAATAAATACATGTTTTACTTATTCTGATTTTTCTATAGACTGTGTAATAGGTAATCTACCTTGTCTTTCTAAAGAATATGGGACAGATTATGTAAATACATTTTCGCAAATATTAACTTTATTTGGAATAGATAGACAGCTATCTGAATGTTCAGATTGTTGTTTAGGAATATCTCAAATGATAATAAATGATTCAGACGACTGTTCTGGATTTATAATAGGAGATTGTGGTGAAAATACCGAAATTACGTTAACATCTTCGGGAGAATTTGAACTTTGCGAATTTGCAGTAAACGAATTTACACAAGCTACAGGTAATAACTTATACGATAATTGTAATTAAAAATGGGAAATATATTTACAGATAAAGAAAGCTTAATTGCTAAAATAAAAGAAAGAGTTTTTAAAAATGATACTTTTTCTACTACATCATTAGATATCCAGTCTAACGATGTAGATATAGTAGAATCTTTATGGGACAGAGGATGTTCGGAAAAAGAATTTACAGCAACGGGGACCTTTTTAAACGGAACTGTAAAACGTACTATATGTGGTCCTAATGTGACTATAGTGGCTAAAATTAACTTCTTAAGTAACTTTAACGGAGTAGACTTTACAGGAGAATCTATTTCATTTAATGAAATCATACCTCTCAATCAAAGCGGTGCTCAATGGTTTAAATTAGAAACTATAGGGACTGTTATAAATGATATTACTACAGGAGGAGGGGATTTTGGATTTTTTAAATTAAATGACCTTTCTACCTATACAGGAGCTACAGTAAATTCTGGAGATGAAACTAAGTTATTTATTCCGGGAGTTAGTAAAGGAACCAATCATTCTTGGTCCAGTGAGCTAGGAGATGTTTTCGCAGGAGGTTATGATAATGATTTTGGAACAAGTACTAATAATTATGAGATAGATTCTCCTAAAGACATAACAGTCTCTCCTTTGAATCTCATAGTAGAAAATAATACTCTAGGAACAGGTAATTCTAATTTTTCTACTAATCAGGGTTCTGTTACTATTTATATGAAAGGGACTTTATTATAATGAAAGTATATGTAATAAATTTACCCGAAGCTGAGGAAAGAAGAAATTCTATCATAAAAGAAATGAAAAAAACTAACCTTAGCTATGAATTTATTATACCCGAACCTTCTGAAAACATAGAATCTGATAATCCGGGATGGACAAAAGGTGCTAATTCCTTACGTTTAACTACTATCAAGTTAATAGAACAAGCAATTAAAAATAACGAAGATAGTATATGGATATGGGAAGATGATAGTATTATCAATAAAGATCACTTTTATACATTTGTTGAAGATTTATCATTAATTGATGATTTTGATTTCATTCATTTAAATTGGAAAATAGGAGGGGTTAGTAGTATCAGATCAATAGGGTGTATGAGAAAAACACTAAGTGGGACTTTTTGTTGTCAGTCATACATTATAAATAAAAATATATTCGAGGAATATTTAAAAGAACTTAAAGTAGAACGTCCTATAGATGCGACTACAAAGTTATTACATAAAAAGAATAAAAATTCGTATCTTGTAGAACCTCCTGTAGTATCACATATTCCAGGAAATTATTCATATATACGAAAAGAAAAAGTAACATATTAAAATGGGAAATTTAAGATCAAAAAGCTGGTTTTTCACCATAACAGAAACAGCTACTAAAAGAGGAACTAGGTTTAGAAATGGTGATAGGCCTACTCAAAGTACATTTGATGATTTGATTACATCTTCTGTTTTTAAGTCGGACGTAAACGATAGGGCAAAAGAAGATACAGGGTCATTTAACCCAGAAACTACAGGTCATGTTGTTATGGCTACTGATAGTCAAGCTAAGTCTAATTATCCGAAGCCTGAAAACAGAACACTTGCAGTTCAGCCTAGTCAGTTACCTACTATAGATAGTACGGATACTATAACCACCACTAGTTCAGAATCTACTTTAGCCTTAACAGATGAGTCAATATTTAATATACAACAAGACGATGATGTAACGACGAGAAATAGTAATTTAATAAATTTAACAGATTCTGTAAAAACCTTATTTCAATCTATCATTACCTATGCTGAAAATGGAATCAATAATTTAAATACCTTAACTACTACACATACTTCAAGCATAGCTCAAAATGAACAGAATATAACATTAAATACCCAAGCCATTGCAGCACTATCTCCTGGAGGAGTTCCTTCTATAGTTCCGGTAGGAGCTGTATTTCAATGGATGGCTCAGACGGTACCTACAGGTTATTTAGTATTAGACGGAAGTGAAGTATCTCAAACAACATATCCTTTATTGTTTGCAGTATTAGGTACAACTTATAATAATGGAACCGAAACATCTGGTAAATTCAGATTACCTAATATGAAAAACTATAGTCCTAGAGGATTTGCCACAGAAGAAAGTATTGTAGATACTACAACTACTACCACACAACAAGTATTCGGTAAAACTTATGGTAAAGATGCATGGAATTTAGATGCAAACACTCTTCCATATCACACTCATAGTTTCTCCGCTACTACAGATGAAAAAGGAGAACATCGTCACGGAATGTTTGACAGATCTAATAGAGGAGGACACGATTGGAGAGTAAGAAGATCAGATGCTAGAGGAGAGGATTTTGATGATACCTATGATGATACCACTACGTATGCAGGGAAACATACTCATACTGTATCGGGAACTACAGGGAATAATATTTCCGAGCAATTGGCTCAACCTACGTTATCTCCGGTATTATTATGTCATTTTATTATAAAAGTAGATTAATATCGGTAGTAAGGAATAAAAAAAAGAAGGGGCGTAAGCCCCTTTTCTTTTATTTTTTTAAAAAACTAACTGTATTTTCTGATTTATAATCAGGTATATCTTTTTCAACTAAATCTAATTCTTTAGCTAACTCTTTTGGTATAGTCGTACCTTTTAATGCAAGTCCTATATTTCCAGAATAAGATTTTCTTTCTTCTGCTTCTAATTTTACAATACTCCCGTCTTCTAATTTTAACCATCCTACATAAGTAGCCGGGTTATTTTTATCGGGATACCCGTTTTCTATTAAATTACCAAAAGAGCTATATAATTCTTTTACATGCTTTTTATCCCCTTTACTCAATGCATAAGGTAATGTTTCTAATATTTCAGATTTTTTTCTAAGTTGTTTCTTCTCCATTGTACTTTTCTAATTTATTAAGCAATAGCTTCAATTTTTCATATATTTAAATAAATAAGCCCCTCTGTTCGATAGTCTCACTCGTTTTCGGGCCCATCTAACTTTATTGACTTTTTGTACTAGGAGGGACTTATTTAAATTAATTCCATTTAATTTCTTCTTTATAATGCTCTTTAACCCAAGCATCTATCTTAGACCACATTCCGATTTTTCCTTTAATTGTGGTAAAAGGTCTAAATTCTGATAATAATTCTATTACAGATACTTGATTTGTTATAACAAGTATTTTATTATTTTCTGTAATTTTTAATAATAAATTATCAGTAAAAGGTTCCCATTCTTTATGAGAATCAAAATCATTCCAAGTTAAGTACCTAGGAAAGAACATTATACCTTGTTCTACAAGCCAATCGTAGTTATTTTTACATATTAAATTTAAATCTAATCCATCACATACTTGACGTTCAATGTAACTCAAGTGGATAGGATCAAACTGTATAGTATCTACTATAATCAAAACCTTAATATCTGATATATTTGATTTTTTATAAACATCAAAGTAATTAGGAGGATAAAATCCTCCTATGATACTTTTCTTATATTCATTTATATTTTTAGATATATCTTTAATATAAGGTTTTTTAAATTCCTCTTCTAAAATAGAAGCCCAAGAACCTGCTATCTTATCTAGTTTCATTTACTATTAATAACTCTATAGACAGTCCTTTGAGATACTCCATATTTATCAATTAATTGACTAATATTTAATTTAGCAGAATCTTTCTTTAATGCTTTCTTTTGATCGTCTGAAAGAAAGACTTTCCCTGCAACTGTATTAGCTTTAATCTTTTTATCTTTTTTAGGACTTTTATTTAATAGTTCAATAACAGTGTCTAATTTTTCATGCAATTCTTTTACACGTTCTTCTAACGATTTGATTTTCTTTTTCATTATACTAAATATTTTAATTCTTATGTTACTCTATCTCTTTACGTAATTGAACAAACCCTCTGAAGTTACCTGACCAGCCTTTACTATTATCACTTATCATCAAATCAAAGTCTTCACAAGAAAAAGGCACATAGCCTTGTATACTCGTTTCAAACTCATCTTCAGTCATTGCACGACTTACATGCTCAAACGGACTGTAGTGACCTTCTTTAAGCAATCTATCATAAAGCTTAATATCAGCTTCATAATCATCTTTACCTTCAAAGTTTAGATAAGATACTCTAGCACATCTAGCTGTGGCTATTTTTACTTTGGCTTTCTCTACCCACTCTTGTTTAGGTTGTCCTATCATTTTAGATTGAGAAGTTAAAGCGATATACCTAACTTTTTCTTCATCAAACCTATCCCCAAAAGGAATATGCCACTCACCTGCTTTCAACTGTTTAGGAGTAGATTCATTCATAGCATCCCACATAGCTTCAGCTAGTAGAGAGATATGGATTTCTCCTTGTCCTTTGTTAACTTTGAGCCAGTCTAAGTCAGTCCAATCCTTGTAGTTATCAGCACTATCTGGCAACGGTACAAGCTTCAAGAAGTCTTTTCTTGACTTATACACATGAGGGTCTGGATAACCAGACTCAAACGTATACTGAGGACATCTCAACTCAAACCAATTGGAATATTCGGTGGCAGTTACAATAGATGTATACCATTGATAAGGTTCTAGGATACGGTTAACTAATTGTTTAGTAAGAGCAGGTTCTTTAAGCATAGCTTTTGCGTTAACAATAGTATCTCTTATAGAATCTTTCCAAGCACACTCAAAACCATAAATATCTTCTTTGTCTGTAAAATACTCTGTACCCTGCATACCACTATGAGCTTTCTGCCATGCTACTGGAATAAAAGGATCTTCTTCTATGTTTTTAATCATCTTAGAAGCAGGTATAGCTCTACTACTAGCTGCATTTCTAGAAAACATTCTATGAGTAAGTAACTCAGCATGAATGAATCTAGGATATGTAAGCACAAAAGATGTAATTCTATTTCCGTTTTCATTAATACTGTCGGCAATAATGCGAGCAGCTATTTTCTTTTTCTCATCCATAATTATTTATCTTTAATGTTAATATAACCTATAACAACTCCTGTTCCTGTGAATGCTCCTACTGTATAGACTATTTCAGCTTTTCCTATAGGTTCCCAGTTACAAGTACACATCTTATATATACACCTACATTCTCCGAAAATACAAAGTGCCCATATTATAGCTACTATTATTCCTAATTTCATTCTTCTGTTTTATTTATAAATTGAACTCCACATTTAGTACACGTGCATTCTTTTTCTAAAACTAACTCTCCTGTATGGAGGAGTTTAGCATTTTGAGTAACCTCGTTACTACCACATGCTTTGCACACTACGTCTTTCTCGTTAAAAGACTTAGAATACCCTCTATATACAGATTCTATAGCATCTTCCAATGCATCTCCTAGTTTCTGAGCTTCTGTTAATTCTTCACCTTGTAAAGGACCAAACAATATCCTGAGTCTTTCGTCTAAAAACTCTGTAAAGTTATTTGTATATCTTTTTATTGCACTTTTATAGACATCCGGGTACTCCTTAGTCTCCTCAACTCTATTGGTAAGAGCTGCTATAACTAAAGAGTTAAACCTTAGTCTTATTTTATTTTCTTTCATTATACTAATTTTAATTCTTTAACTTTTTTCTATTTCTTTTAACAAAGTCTTTCCAGTGATATTTAAAGAATGTCTTTTAATATTCCAACCTTCAAATGATACATTTACTAAAGGAGACCACCTACTTGACCAAACACGCCCTTCTTTATCAGTGTCTTTTATCCAATTGTAAATATTTATACACTCTTGAGCATCTTTTTTGTACTCAGGCTCTTTTAATTGTCTTTTTAAATGATTCATTAATTTGCCCATTACACTAAATTTAATTGTTTAACTTTTTCTACTAAAGAAGGTATGTCTGAATTATTATCAATAACATAATCAAATTTATAATCGTCTAAAGCTGTTTCTGAAGCATGTTGAGGATCTTTAAACAAAGATAATTCAGAAGGTAATACTTGTGCTTCTGCCATACAATCTTGTTGTATTATCCATGCTTCTTCATTGTTTATACTTCTTATTTTGTATACTCCAGAAGAAAATCCTTCAGGATCATCCCAATAAACTATATCATCTATTTTGAGTCTATTAACCCTAATAACAATACCACCTCTATCTTTAATAGCTTTAGCTTCATTATGGAATCTGACATCTGTCACCAGCCAAGATGGATATACTATATTAGTTTCATTTTCTTTTAGATATAAATTTTCTCTTTCTAAATAAGCTTCTTCATAAGCTTCAGACGCTTGTTCAGCAGTATCAAAATAACCTAAAAACTTTCTTTTTTTATTAATTTGAATACTAGCTCTCCACCCATGTTTATCTTTAGAAACTCCTCTATATCCAGAACTATTATCTTTTCTAGTTTTAGTATTAATGCTTTGTACGGAGTATGTAACTACTCTACAATTATTTGGAGAATAAATACCATCATTATTAATTCTATCAATAGTTAAATTATCATTATATCCTTTAGACTTTGCCCAACTAATAAAACTTTCAATAGAATTACTCCACTCATCACACATTTTAATACCTCTTCCTCCATAATCATTATATCTAGGATGCTTTGGATTATTACATCTTTGTTTAATATTATGGTAAGCTCTCCATATTTTAGTGTTTTTATAACCATGTTGCAATCTATTGTCTTTATAAATATTGCTTGTAGTTATATCAGTTAAAGGTTTATAATCAGCAAATAAAGCATTTACCCAAACATCTTCACCAAAAATCTCTTTTTGTTTTTCAGCAAACTCTACGTATTGGGGTCTTATCTTTTCTTTATCTTCTCTAGATAATTTATGATAATTAATACCTGTAATTAACTCAAAAGCTTTAGTAGTTTTATCTGCATATTTTTTTATTTGGTAAGATTGATTATTTAACCATTCTGAATCCCCAAATCCTTCAATATGGTTGTTTTTTAAAAAATATTCACAAGTTTGTCTTTCATTTAAATCTTTAAATTTTAAGTAGTCTAAATACTGCAATATCTTACCTACAGTATCTTTACCTGAACCTATCTTCCCACTGATTCCAATGAGATTGATAGGGTGCTTTTTATTTGTTTTTGTCATGTTTATATTTTTCCTTTATTCGAAAGGGTTATTCGTTACTCTCGGGTTTTACATATATCATCTTATCTGCATTTTCAGGCATTATGTATCTAAGCCAGCTTACTCCCTCAAGAGCTATTTTAATTCTACAATCAGTAAAAGCTACTACTACACCATTATACAATTTATTAGCGTAGGATTCAATGCATACAACCTTTTGTCCTAATTCAATAATAACTCCGTTCATGTCTTTGGGAGTAATTGATTCACCACGTACTTTAAATACTTTAGTCTTTTTCATATTCTAATTCGATTATATTATTCTTTTCTTCTTTCCACGTAACCCAGTCGTTAGACCTTGTACATATCTTTATTCTATTGAATAAGTCATTTGCTTCTAAACTACCTTTTTCTAACCATTCTTCAGATACACTAAACACCTTAGTTTCGAATAGACCTGTGGTCTCTACTACTACCATGTAGATATTTATATCCCATCCCACAAGACTTTGATCTTGTTCTTTGTTCATATACTCTATAATAGCACTTTTATACCAAGCCATTTGTCTATAATATCTCCAATACTCAAAAGAGCCAGGGAATTTAGAAACGGGCTTACTTGTAGTCTTAAGATCAATAATCTCTACTGCTTTCTTTTCAGGTAATACTCTAACTCTATCTAGTAGTGCTTTACATAATAAGTCATCGTTCTTCCAAGTTATAGCCAATTCGTTATAAGCTAAATCCCCAAAATCTTCTCCTACTGTAAATAACAATTTATAAGCTACAGGGTTAGATCTTAAACTAGATATGCAATTTTCAACTATTTCTTTTTGACTAGAAGTAAGAACTAATTTATCTCCATTGGATATAATAAGATAAATAAAGTAATCTACAGCGTCATTAAATTTAGCTAGTACTTTTTCTTCATCTTTAATATTTTTATATCTATCTCCTCTTAGAGAAAGAACCTTACTATTAAAGAACTCGCTTCCTATGTTATATTCTTCCCATTCGTGTGAGTCAAATACTTCTTCGGCCCAGCTTGCTAACATATCTGCAGGTTTATTCACATCTGCTACTATAAAGTCTTCAGGACTTTCGACGTACAAATGTACTAACTTACCATTTTCTAAAGAAGGAGTACTTTCTTCCTCTCCTTCTCTGTCAATAATAAACTTCTTATATCTAGCCGGACTCCCACCTTGTTCGGGATTTATATGACTCATTCCCGAGTTTGATATAGCAGGAACGCTATAATAATCTTTTGTTTTCATTTATTTTTTCTTTTAGTTTTGTACATGATTTACATTCAGGGTCTTTACAGATTAATAAATCTGTAGAAGTCCTTACTATAAATCCGTTTGTTTTACATTTAGAATAAAATGTATATTCATTTAAAGACATTTCGGAAAACATTGACTTTATGTCTTTTTCTCGCATTGCTTTAACATTATATTTATTAATTGATAAATCTAACATTTTTCTCCTGATTGAATAAAAAGGCCTGATTCCTTATTGAAACCAGACCTTTCTGAACATTATACAAAAGCGTCATATCCCCCCCACGGATATCGCCTGTTATAAATGTTTTTATAACCTTACTAATGATTTTACATTATCCCAAAGTATAGTTTCATATTTATTATCACCATATAATTGAATATAACTTGGAGTTAAAATAGAAACTACACCTATTTTAACAGAATCTTCACCGATACTGTTTGTAAAATGTATTTTTACTTTCTTATTAATTATTGTTGATTGCGACATTTTCTTTTTCTTTATTTCTGTTACTTGGAAGAGCTTGATTATTATCAAAACTATTCCCATGTCTTATTTCTAGCTTTTTTATATTAGATGTAATAATATCCTGGATTAACCATCCTTCACTATTTATAAGTTTAGAAAGTGACTTGAGGAGAAATTCAATACTCATCTCAAATTCATAAGAATCTAATGAGCTCGAAAGAATGACAGGTAATGTTTTAGTCATTTCTTTGATTTCTCTAAGTTCGTTAGCAAAAGTTTCATCTGGATCTTCGTCTATTTCATGAAGTCTTACATTAAATCCTCCATTATAAGAAGCTGCTTTTGTTAAATAATAGAGCAAATCTCCAAATTCTTCTTTAAGCCCTGTTTTTATCTCACCTTCTTTAGGTCTTCCATATCCAAAATGCTTTTTATACCATCCGGCTATTTCTCCTATTTCTTCTACAATAGCAAATCGTATATGGGTAAGCTCCCAAGCACTATCGTCATCTTTCCAGGTTTTATTTACTTCCTTGAGATATTCTTTGAAATTCATATTTACACTTTTTTAATTCTTCTTTAAATTCTTTATTATCTAATATTCTTTTATCTGTTTCGCTCTCTATAGTAAATATTAATTTCCTATCTTCATCATTTTCAACAGGTATAAACTTAGGAACAGGTGCCTGAGTAACAAAAATAATGTTATCATCAGGTATTATTTTCTTACATCTTTCATTTCCTTGTTTATCAGAATTACCTGTTAAACAATCTTGAAATGCTTTTATATAAGGCCAGGCCCTATTGTCTATATCCCATAAAGACTTACTACTAACTTCTTTTATTGTATCATGAATTTCCATATTTATTTTTATAGGAAACTTAGATAAATCAATAGGGTCTAATTTATTAATGTATTCTTTAAATTGATTTTTAATTTCAGTAAGAACTTTATTCCTTACATGAGAACTGACTTCTCCATTATAAATCTTTTGCCCATTAATAGTAACGAATTTAGGTGTTCCTGCTGCTTTAGGATTAGCTATAACTACTTCATTCTTTTCAATATCTACTAATAAGGTTTTCCCTTTAATTACTTGCCATTTATATTTAGAAGGATCTGCATACTTCTTTGCTATTGGCTCTTTTTTACCTTTTTCGTAGTATTTTTTATTTCTAGAATTACTTAGTTTAACTTTTCTAATATATTTTGGTATTTCTATAGTTATGAGTTTTTCCATAATAAATGAAAGAAGGGGTCCTAGACCCCTATCTCCCTAAAGTGATTTTAATTCGTTAATTTCTTTAGTTCTTTCGTCATTATCTTTTTCATAACCTTCAAGAATTTCTTTTGTAATCTTAGCCCAAGCTTTGTCTCCTTGCTTAGCGTAATCGCTAGAATGATAGATATTATGATCCAAAGCTACCAAGCTACCATATACATAGTATTCTAATACTCTAATAGCCTTATCTCCTGCATAATCAGGAATAGCTCCTATATTCATAGGATTAACAAAACAAGTATGGATATCAGATCCTCCCCAGTTAGCTATATAGCTTAAACCTCCTAAATGCAATCCTTTCTCACATGAAGCATGATCGTTTATATTCACATAAGACCAATCCGGTAATCTATGAGTACATCCTATTTTAATAAAATGTCCTGGCTCTGTATAACCATTTGGACCTTCACAATAGAAAGCATCTCCGTTAAATCCTTGTATGTAAGGTATAAAGATTCTATCTTCGGCCTTAGTAGCCTCTCTCTCATCTGTTTCAGATAATATAGTTCCTGTGTCAGGACAGAAAGTTTTCTTAGTTTTATACCTAGGAACTTTTACAATATTACCGTCTTCGCCTTCTTCATATTTATCTAAATATTCATTAGAGGTTTTATAACAAGCAAGTAAGCCTTCTTGTGTAATCTTAACTTCATAAGTTTTAGATTTTTCAGTAGCTTGTTCTTCTCCTAGACCTTGCTCCATATATTCTTCAACTTTTTTAGGATCAACGTAAGTCATAGTAATATACTCACAGTATCTTCTGAAGAATTCTTGAGCTACTGGTCCCCCCATCATCATCTTAGGATTCTTTAATAGCCATTTAAGATTTTTAATCAGTGGATCTACAGAAATTCCTTTATCCATAGATTGTTTCATATAATCTACAATAATACTAGGTAAAGGAAGACTATAAAGAGTTGTATCATTTAACTTTAAATAGTACTCTTTAGTATAAATTTCGTAAGTTAATTCAGGATGAAAAGCTTCTACCTTTTCTTTTAAATTTTCTTTACTTAACTCTTCTACTTTTTCTAAAAGATCATTTAATTCTTCCATTGTAGAAACTTGCATAGATTCTTCTGAAATTTTAATTAAATTTTCAAATTTCTCTTTAGAATATAACAAGTTATACTCTTTGTCTCTACACGATACAGAGATATTATCTCCAATTTGATTTACGATTATCATATTTATTAGTTATTGTTTATTATTTTACATATTTAAGTTCTTTCCAAGATATAATCTCTTTTAATAACATGAGCAATTCTGGATCTATATTGGATTCAGGTTTAGTTAACGCAGGAATGTTATTAAATAAGACCTTAATAGGACTGCTATAACCTTCTAGTTTATTGCAAATATCGGTAATATCCTTGTTTATTGCAAGGCCCTTTTTGAATCCTTCGAGCTCTGTGTCTGTTAAATCAGAGTTCATATTTTCTTGAACTTTTTCTACTAAATCCAAGAATTTTACAAATTCTTCATAATGCTCACTTATTCCAAATCTTCCATAATAACCCTTAAGACTTACATGATACTTACGCATATAATTACATAAAAGAGTATAATCTTCATATACTGAATTATCTAAAGCATTGTAATTTTGCATAAAGCTTAATTCGTTAAACGACGATTCTAATTTTCTTGCGGTGTTCCAATGTACTACTGCATTATCCATAACAATTTCTTTTTCTCCGTTTTCTTCTTTAATGACTCCAAAAAAGTCATTAATATGACTGTGCATCTTGAAATGCTTTTTGTTACTTTTTGAAATAAAAACTAACTTATATTCATTATTATAAAACTCATCATATTTGCTTTGTTTATATAATAAATGAGCAGCAAAGTGCAATTTAGATTCGTCTTCTTTAAATCCATAATACAACTTACCTTCATATTTAGCTACTTCTCCTATTTTAGGTTCTTTCTTAGATTTAGTAAAAGTTTTATAATCTGATACTTCATGCCACTGAGGACGTATCTGTAAAGTATTACAAACTACTCTATTTTCTAGTTCACGTTTTTCAGCAGGAGTTAATTCAGCTTCTACTTTTTGCTCTTCAGCCTTAACCTCTTTTTGTTTTAAAGTATCAATCCATTCTTGAGGAACATCTACTTCCTCATAAGAATTATACAATTCAGAAGATTTGATAAGAGCTAAAACAGAATCTCTGTTTTTAATAGTAGAGTAAACTCTTTTATTATTTTCAGACTTATCCTGGTAGGAAGCTATTATTTTATCATCCGATAATGGTCGTATGTTATAAAAACAATCTCCTTCGTATTGATCTGCAATATATAGATCTCTATACTTAGAAACAGTGTCTGTTCTAACATAAACTTTATTTACATCAATAGAGCCTATGCTGACATCTTCCCTTTTAACTTTATGCTTATAATCTTTTTTATCAAAATACTTAACACATCTTTGAACAGAAAAACCATCAAATAATATAGTTTGATATTTCAGCTTAGTACCATTATACTTTGGAGTAAGGTTAGATATTTCAAGTATATTAGATAGTCTAGAAATAACGTTATTACCAGAACTTCTTAACATTGATCTACATGCGTCTAACCATTTCAGAAAATCAGTTTCCTTTAACTCTTCTTCTAAAATAGAAGTAGCTTCTTCTTGAGCATCTTGGAATCTCTTTTTAAGAAAGTCTCTAGTGGCAGGAGTCCATCGAACTGATTCTCTAGACGGAACTACGTCTATTCCTTCGTTTATGACTACTTCATTACCTTCTTCATCCTCAGTTACTTGACGAATAGGACATTTAATACCTATATCACCATACATATCCTGAAGCTCCATTTCTTTAAAATCTATAAAGCCATAACACACACCTGATTGAGTATCAACGTTTTTACCCCCTTTTACAATTACTACATGAGGCTTACTATACGGTGAGCTTTTGGCTAATATGATATTTTCAGAATTATGAATAACATCTGCTTTAAAATGATGTTGATGTCTATGCCCACTTACCGACTCTATAAAGAACTCAACATTATTAAAATATAATAACTGATTTTTTACAGCTCTTATATAATCATGCTTGTGATGTTGCATACAAGGAACTTCTATGGTAGTATAATTTTTACAATCTACCTTTTCTCCAAATATTACATATCCGTCACTGAATGTATGAGGCACATTAGACTCTCCTGTTTCTAAATTCAAGCTTCCAATTAAAGAATTAATTTTTCTATTAAATACTTTAATCTTATACTTAACTTTATTATATACTGTTGTTAATATATAATATTCAGAACCTGTTGCTAAGCCTACCTTGGCCCCTAGACCGTATGCCCCAAGACTATCCGTTCTACATCTTTTGGTAGAATAACCTAATTGAAGTACACCTTCAAGTCTAGATTGACCTATCCCTACTCCGTGATCAGTAACTGTAAATAAATCACATCTTCCTGTTCCTTCTCCTTCTTTATAAACAATTTCTACTTTGTTAATTTTACTAAAATTATCTAAATTATAGTATCCAGGATTCCATTTTGAATCTTCATATAAATCCCCTTCTCTATTAATAAAATAATCTTCGGGCTTAGAATCACCTGATAATATTTGTATTGCTTTTTCTTTTTCTATTTGAGAATCTACTGCATTTGCAGTAAGTTCTCTAACTGTACTATCTATAGGTTTAGTATATTGTTGAGCTTGAACGATATCCATGATCATTCCTGTAGCTGCTGTATTAATACCTCTTTTATTACCTTTAGTACCTTTTATTTCTTTAGTTTCTATATCTTGTATTGCCATTTCAATCTTTCCATTCGTGTTTTATAAACGCTTTACTTTTATGCCAAGTATGTTGTACAGTATATTCTTTGACAGTAAAAGGTTTTACAGGAGAGAACGCAGGTTCTCCGTCTACTACCCCGCAAAAGTATCCTTTCTTAAATACTGCTATATCTTTTTTACCATATTGTTTTAACATACGACTGTATAAAACCTTATCCCCTATTTTACATTCATTTAAATCAAAATCTAATATTGTTTTTCGCATAATTCCATAATTATTTTTTTGCTTTTTATTCCTATGTTTTTATACAAATCTGTACAATCCTTGCCTCCGTAATCTTTAGTTTTAAATCTACCATTAGTTAAGAATATGTAAGGTAAATTGTATAACTTTTTCATTTTATTAACTGATCTAACTCCTGTTAAATCAAAATCATAAAACAAAAGTATTTTATCGAATCTAGAAGATAACTCTTCATATTGAGATTGAGATAAAATACTAGATTCGCTTGCAGGAGCTACAGCCCAGATATCTAATTGATATAAAAACATGACATCTTTTAAAGATTTAGTAATGATTAACAAATCACCTGTTTTAGGTAATTGAAAATATCCTTGAAGTCCTTTAAAATTACCTAAGAATCTATAATCTTCTCTTAAAGGAAAATATAATTTATGAAAACCGTTAAAATAATAACCGTAGCCAGGATCTTTTTCAGAATAAGTATAGATTAGTTTATCATTTACCCACCCGTATTCAATAGGAGATGATTGATAAAAATCTAAAGTTGTTTTTGTTATTCCATAAGAATCCCAGTATCTTATATCATATAAGGTAAAATCTTTCCATTTTACTTTTATATCAGATATGATAGGTCTTTTCTTTTTAGGTTTTATTATAGGTAGTTTATTGATATTGGAATCTTTAAGATTAAAATCATTTGCTATAATCTTACAAGCATCCCAAAAAGAACAAGAATACATTTTCATTACTATATCAAAGCAATTACCTGAAAAATGTCCTGCCCAATCTTTAAATATGATTATCCCTTGAGGTGTTTCTCGAAAAGTACAAGTAGGATTAGAGTCCTCACGAAGAGGACTTCTAAACCTATCATTGTAATCTACTTCAAATCCTAAATATCTATAGAATATTTCCTCTTGAGATAATCTACTTAAGATGAACTCTTTGTTTAGCTCAAAAGAAAAGTCAAACATTCTATAAGTCGAAAGGAGTTTCGTCAGTAATATCTTCTAAACCTGATTCCTCAGATAACCCATCATTAGATGGAGCTCCAGAATCAGGAACGGCTCCATATTCACTCATAGGCTTAACTCTATCTCTAGGAACTCTATTGTTATCTAATGCCGTTCTAAGATACAAACTAGCAGGCCTTAAATCTGAAGAAATAACATCTGTAAAAATAGGAAATTCACAATATGTATCATTGTTGTATTTATATACAATTTTTAACTTACATTCTGCTCCTATATTTTGAGAAAGTAATCTAGCAGCATTTTCATATAATTTTTCTATTGTATTACCTTTTAGCCCAGCCATTTGATCTTTAGGTACTAATGCTGCAATAACATGCTTGAACCTACCTTCTTTCCCTTCTTTAACAGGACCTTCATCAAATTCATTAGGCCAATATTGTTGCTTAAAAGAACCAGTATCGTCACCTGTACCTTTAAAGGTAACTTCTAATCTCCCATCGTTAATTTCTACTTTTTCTAATTTTGCAGGAATATTAACTCCTGGTTGCATTGCTACAAATGATTTAGATTCTTCTACTTCGCTAAAATCGAACATATTATTTTTATTTTATTAGTTATTATGAATTATTATTTAATTAAACATGGTTGTTTTACAGCACAACCATGAAAGCCTTTGTAAATTTCAACCCAGAGGGAGAAAATTAGTTTTGATGACCGAAATTCTCTTTTTCTTGTGCTTCAGAAATGGCTTCTAACACAGAATAAACTTCTTCTACTTCTTCGTCTTTTACTATATCTTCAAGCTCTTCTTCTATCCCTAAGTCGTCTTTTGTATCTGCTCCATTTTTAGTCTGAGATAACTCAAACCACACATCATTAGTCATAGGATTAACTACACCCTCGCCTGTAACAGCCCATTCGGAATTTTTACCTCCTAAAATAGTAGCAATATTTTGATGAGTAAATTCTCTTTTTGAATTTAATGAGCGACCAAGACCTTCTTGTTTGGTAGCATAAATAGCTACTTGTCCATCTTCAGGATTTCTGCTAATCATTAAAGTATGATCCGAAGTCATTTTAAGTTTAGCATAAGCTTCGCCTGAAATTCTAATTTTGTTATTAGAGAAGATTTTTAAATCAGCTAATTCTACAGATGATTTATTAGTTTCGTTTTGGAATTTGTTAAAATTAAACATGTTTATTTTATTTATTTAGTTTGTTGTTAAATTAATTAATTTTTTTTTGTATTACTCGTAGTAAGCGTCTATTTTCTCTACTACATACCCTAAATCATTAGGTATGAAATCTTCAAACATCCCTTCAGGAGATTTAGCTGTAGTACTTCCATCACTGTTTGTAACAAAGCCATATTTGCGAAATCCATCTTTATCTGATTTAATTTCGGTAAATAATACTATGGTAAATAAACCTTCCATAGTCAGAGTGTTATCGACTAATTTACCAATTGTTTTCATCTTACGGAAAGGTTTAAAATCTTCCGTGATAGTTTCATCGTGATTAATGACAAAGATTTTTAAATCATCACGTAATCCCGCGGCTTCAATTAAAGGATTAGCTATATGCTGACCTATCTCGGCAAACTTATTAAATCCACTCTCGTTAGCTCTTTTAAAGTATTCAAATGCACCTAAATAGTTATAGTCGTCAATAACTACATTTTTAATTTCAGGTCTGTCTTTGCTTACTTTTTTGAGCATTCCAATAACTTTACTGTACTCTTTAGTTTGATAATAATTACCCGAATTACCTCCATCTGCTAAAGGTTTATACTTAGAAGAGAAGCCTTTCATCGGAATCTTCTTTCCAGTAAGAGATATTATACAACTTTCTTTTGGATCCAGACCCATTAAAGATCTAGTTTTTCCTGATCCGCTCGGACCTACAATAGCTACTAATTCTGCCATTTTGTTTTTTTATTTTATTTAATTATTAATTACAGGTATTCCTTCTTCTTGAGATAATATATGCTTGAATACTTCAGGTTCCATTTCCTCAAAGTCAAACGTATTTAATTTATTATAAACAGGTATAGTTAAATCAGTGGCTCCTGATCTTTGCTTTACTAGTTCAAAATATACCATTTGATATACATCTCCGTCATTTTCAATTTTATATCTAGTAGGTAAACTATTAGAAGTATATTTATGAAGTCCTAATCTTGCAGGAATATGACTAAATAATATATAATCAGAGCATTGTTCTATTGAACTAGCTCCAAATAAACAACTAGTATCAGGTCTGTGCATATCACTATTTTGTATTCTAGGTACGGATTTTATTTCCCTGTTCATCTGACTTAATACAATACCTACTGAATGCCCTCCATTAGCTGCTATATATTTCTTAGCGTCTACTAATAGTAGCATTAGTGCATCTATTCTTTCTTTTTCAGATTGTCCATCTTTACCTTTCACTAATAATGCATGATCAATTTCATAAATAATAGTTTTATTCTCAGGTTTACATTCATTTTCCCAATAATATACTATTGAATCTGCTATCTTTTCAGGAGTAGCAGACACGTCTATGAAATCAATATCACGTTCACTCATACTTGTATAAAGCTCTTTTAAAGCTTTAAATGTCTCTTCTTCTAACGGCTCATCTACTGAATATAATTTCTTTAAAGACATTCCTGTATCTGAAACAACACTTCTTGCTATTTGCTGATGGCTGACCCAGTTTTGTTACCGTAAAAGCTCTTTATCTTTTACTTCTGTATTTTTTGTCTTAAATTATATACAGCTCAGACTATCTCTTCATAAAGATTGATGTTGGCATCTCTTTATGTTCCGCACTCTTGGTACTTCATTCTCTTCAGCTCCACCTGTTAAGACAGTATGTACTAGTCGTTGTTCCTTTATTATATTTCTATAATACTTGGATAAGGGTTGTCCTTTTCAGGAGTTTCCCAGATTCACGAAATTACGAGACTAATTTGTATTTCATAGATTCAAGTGTTATGTATGGAGCTATAAGATTCTTAAAGTCTTCTTGTGATTTTTTTCTAATAGTCAGTCTATTATCATGAGTATGGTTAGTATCCAAATCATATTTCTTTAATAAGAATATACGAAGTGTTTTCACACATTCTCTACTAAATCCACAAGTAGCTATACTAAATGTTCCTCTTTCTTTAACTACATGTCCATCATCCATATAATGAACAGCCATTGCAAGAGGTGTGTAGTATTTTTCTAATAAACTTTCTTTTATAACTTTTACATTATTGACATAAAACATGTTTCTAAATTCATCAAGTAATATATTGTTGCAGATTCTCATCGCTACAATAGAATAAAACTTTCCTGTTTTTTTATTAGGAGTTTTTCTTTTATAGCTTTTCACTGTAGTAGTTAAAGCTCCATTTCCTAATATTTCAGCTTTCCATTCTGCATACTCTTTTTGTTTAGGTCCATGTTGACAAGTCATAAAATTATACTTGTCTGTTTTACCTTTACGTATAGATGAGTCACCTAAGACTGTACCCACTATAATCTGTTTTTCAATATCTGTTAACATATTATAAAGTTAATAAACACTGAAAACATATACAAATTGCTTTATCTCAAAGTTAAAGATATATTGTTTAAATTTTTGATCCTTGTTTAAATCAGATATAGAATCTCTTACACATTTAGATAAAGTACTTTTACCAGCACCCGACATTGCAGATATGCATAATATTGTATCTAATTCTATACCTCCTAATAAACAAGAATCTAATCTAGGGAATTTTGTTTTTAATGAAGAGATATTCCCCATCATTCTATCATAAACATATTTGTAGTTTTCTTTAGCTACATGTTTAGAAGAAGTCTTCTTCATTACTTTAGACGATCTTGATGTCATTATGCTCTTGGTTATCGTTATTCTTTAATCTTAACTCCCTTAATTCTATCCAGAATCTTGAAAGAACAAATTTCTTAAGTCCCATTTTAATAGCTTCTTTTTCTTTAGCCCATTCTAAATCTTTTAACACCTCTTGGTGTTCATCTTCATTATTTTTTATGGCTCTAAGATATTCCTTAGCTATTTCTTCTTGTGATACATTTCTTCCAGTATATCTTTGTCCATTAATAAAGATAAATCCCGGATATGCATCAAAGAGTTGGGCCGGCATAGGATATATTGCTAATTCAAAATGCTTAGAAAAACTTTTATTAATTTCATAATACTCGTGTTTCATTTGTCCTATAGTATTATAATCAATAATTATTTCTCTAGAAATTAAATCAGCAAGTGCTAAAGGAGTAATTCCTTTAATCACCTTTTCATATCTCATGCATAACTCGTGAGCTTTGATCCTTCTTGTTTTTTCGTCCTCATAAGACAGATCAGGAACAAGAGTCTTCACAAACATTAATTGCGAAGGTGATAACTCAAATTTATTACATAATTCAATATCGTCTTCTACTGTGTACAGCATACTTCTCTTTTAGTATCCCTGGAAGAAATCTTCAATTATTCTAGGTGTACGATTTTCATATTCCATCACCTGTAGTTCATCTTCAATTTCTTCTAAGGATGGTTCAACATTATATTTACTTTTAAATAATTGTTGAACCTTATCACTTGGAGTTTGATATCCTATTTCACATTTAGATATCATCACAGATAACCTGAATGTTAACTTAACTTCATCGTTTAATTCAGAGAACTCCTTTTCTATATAAGTATCATATTTTTCCCATGTCATTTTTTTAATAAAGTTTTAATTAAATTAATACATTCATTTATATCATCTAACCATAATACATTATTATTCTTTTGGCATTTTCTTAGCCATTTTTCATCAGTAGAATTAGGAACATAGAGATTTATATAAATTCCTTGTTTTTTAGTTCCATCTTCGTAAGTATAATTTCTAGCTATACGACCTGTACGCTGAGTATGCTGAGTAGGATTACTAGTTCTACTTGCATCAATTCCTAACTGCACATCAGGGACATCAAATCCTTGATCTAATGCTTTGGCCGTACATATAGTTTTTATACCATGACTTGAATTAGAAAATCTTTCTAGACTTTCTTTCTTTAATGTATTTTTTCCTATTTTTTTAACTACTTTCCAAGAAACTTCATAACCGTCTTTTACTTTTTTGTACTCTCCTTTGTTTAATTTAGCTGAGGATCGAGCACCTTTTTCTGATTTATAAAGTTTCTTTTTAGTAACCTTTCTTGAAATAGAATCAAGGTTAGAATGATATACTACTGCAGTTTTACCTAAACTTTTCTTTACTTCATCAGCAAAGGATGTACTTTGTGAAAACGTGATGGCTTTTAAACCAAACTCATTGATAAGATCAACAGTTGCCTCCACCTTATGATATGTTTTATATAAGAACTCTTGTCTTTTTCTAACACATCTTTGAGCATTTACCGCATCTCTCACTAAAGAAGTAGTCATTTCTTTTAAGTCTTCATGAGGATACCATAATGCCGCATAGGCTTTAGCGTTTTCACTATTCATACAATTTCGCATAGTATCAAAATCTCCAAATTTAGAGGTATACATTCGTATTTGTTTAGACAGGTTTGCTAAACCTACTTTTTCATCTCGTGTGAGATACACAGGAATGTTAATTTCAAAAAAGTCATTTATCCATCCTTTTTCTATTGCTTCTTTTTGAGTAACAGTCATTACTACAGGAGCATATTTAGATAATAAATAATCTCTTCCGTCTAACCTTTCTAATGTTGCTGTTAAACCTAATACCCATTTATATTTAATATTTTCAAATACTAATTTAAATTTATCAGCAGCATACATATGTATTTCATCTAATATTAATAAATCAGTGTTGTAAATATCATTTTTTAAAGCTATTGTGTTAATCACATAAACATCAACTCCCTTGAGATCAAAACTTTTTATTAGGATTTCCCATTGAGATTTTAACTGTAAAGTAGGAACAATAACTATAGATTTAGATTCAGGTTTTATATTAGTTAGCTTTTTAATAGTTAAACATGCTATGATACTTTTACCAAAACCGGTAGCACATTCCATAGTACCTCTACCTTTATTTTGCTTCCATAGATTAATTCCTCTTAATTGTTTGATATACTTTATAGTATCTAATTTTTCTAATGGTATTCCTAATAATGTTTTCATTCTTGTGGTTCTTTTAATTTTTCTAATAAAGCTTCAATACCTTCTTTTTCATATATATCAAAGTATATATTAGTAAAATGATTAGAAGCATCTCTGATCCTGTATACATAAAATTCAATATCATCTGGATATTCGTTTTTTTCTTTTAGGTAAGACTGAACGTTTTTTTCCATTTTATTGATTTTTATAAAAGCTTGCATATTACAAACTTTTCTAGGATCATTGTATGTTGTTGCTTTTAATTTTTCGTGATCATTTCTCATTAAAATATAAAGTTAATTGTTGTGGTTCTATGTCATTAATTATTTTTTGAGCTGCATTTATGTAGAAAGAATAATTAATATCATAATCTTCCATATTTTTCTTTTCGTATTTATTCAGAATAGTCACTCCTGAATCTTTTAATACATGTTCGTGAGTAGCCCCGTCAAACTTATATAGATAAGCTCCTGTATTAGATGCATAATATCTATTAGTTCTTTGTAATTGCTTTCCATTATGAACTGCTTCAAAAGGTTTTCCTGTAGCTTTCGAATACCCCATTCTTGTACTCATACAGAAATCATATATATCATTATGTTCTATTATAGTCTTTCTTATAGGGATTTTATTAACAAAATATTCTTTTAAAGCAATTTTAGTTATTGGATGAGAATAACCTTTTAAGAAATCTAATTCAGTTACAAAGAAACCTTTTTCTTTTATATAACCTCCTTCCATTATTCCTATATAATTATTACAGCTATGTTCATATATAACTTCAAATATATCTTGGTCTAACCCCATTTTAGTATTAGATTCCCAATTACTACAAATTTTGATATAATCATCCCATCTTTTATCAGGTACAATAACATTTACTGCATCTGTATTAGATCCTACAACTTTAAAATTGTTTTCTGTTAAATCTTCTATTAACATAGCCAACATTAATTGACCGTTAATAGTAGTCCCATAAGCAGTTTCTGGAGAATAAAAAGGGCTATAAATAGAATTGTATAATCCAAAAGAAGAATTTAATTTAAGCTTGGCGTAAGCTTCCATCATTTTATTTTTTTGTGCTTTAGCTTCTTTTTTTTCTTGATAAGATTCTTTATACACATCTAAAAACACAGGATCAAATCTATGTTTTAAATGCTCTATTCTTATAGAAGGATAAAATGAAGATACATCTGCTTGAACTAGTTTTTCATTTTTTCCAGGTTTAATGACTAAGCTTCTTTTATAATCATGATGTAATCCACCTAAACCGAAATTATAACATACTCCTTCATGGATCAATGGAAACTGTATTTTTTTAGAAGTGCCGGGATATAAAATTAAGTCTTCGTATTTCTTTTTTAATCCTTTAAACTTATCAGTTTTAAATTTTATTAAAGGTAATATCAAATCTTTAACTTTAATAGATGTTATTTCCTCATTAGAATTTATTGTTTCTCTAATAAAATAATCAACATCTTTACCTTGACTTTCTCCTATAACTTTACTCATAGTGTATTCTGCTATCTTAACAGGATCTCTACTATAACAATCTAATCCTGTAGTTTCATATACATAGTCTCGTAATTCAAATCCGCTTTTTAAATTATCACAAACAGCTTTCAAGCTAAGAACATCATTTATACAATATTCTATACATTCATCAAATAAAGATTCATCTAATTCTTTATTCCAGTCTACCTCAAATTCTAATACGTTATCCCATTTAATAATAACCTGAAGATGTTTTAAACTAACTCTAAGTTTAGAGCTAGCTAACATAGTCATGATATCAATACTTTCTATAACCCTGTTATATTTATAATTATGTTTTTCATTATCTATTATCTTTTTAGACATTAAATAAAGTTCATAATTAGTACATTTAGGGGTTTTTAATAAATATTCAAGTAAAATATCATCATAATGATTACTATTATAACCTATAAGTTTAAATTTCTTAATTATGCTGATTATAACATTACGTTGATCTATTCTGGAGCTTATTTCAAACGATAATGTTTTATCTCCTTCAAGCTCACTAAATACTACACAAAAGAAATTAGGTAAACATTCGATATCATAAACTAATTTATTCATCTAAATGTAACCTTAAAGTATTTCGATATCCTTTTAAATAGTCAATTATTAATGGATTATATACAGGATATCTATGAGTATAATATTCTACAGCAGAAAACCACTCAGTTTGATAATCAGTAGCTACAAGCATATCACCTTTAATCACAGAAGTAAATTCAGAAGGTCTTTTTTCTTTTTTAGCTAGTTTATTTAAATCTTCATCTATATTACTGGCAATCGGCTTAGCACATTTCTTTAAAAGTTCTAATGATCTATCGGAATTACAATTACCTGTCATTAGTCCATATATACACTTATTTCTAGTTTCTGGATTTATGCTATAATTTAATCTGTCTAATTCCTTTCGAGTTGCGTATTTTTTAATGTTATAAAGTTCTATTATAACTTTTTTTTCTAATTTCTTTAATTTCATATTTTTATTATTTGATTAATTTTATCATTTAATATTAAATGATCGTTATTAAATGCATGATATACAGTTTTATGGTTTACTTTTTCCATAATAGATATCATAAAATAACTATAGCCTAAATTTCTAAGATAGTACCACCAGGTCCATCTAGCTTCTACTATTTCTCTTTTTCTACTTTTAGCTTTATAACTTATTTGTTTAGTTATATCTAATACAGAAACTTTAAAGTAAAGTGCTATTTCATATAAAATATCTCCATTAACATAATAGGGGGACAATGCCCCCTGATTATTAAATACCTTAGTCATGTTCGAAAGGTATTTCATCTACTATAACTTCTTGTTCTTGTTTAGCATCAAGATATGCTCTTTCTAATTCAGCCATAGATACTTTTCTAGGTTGAATGACAGGTGCTGCAGTACAAGATTGTGCAAATAATCCTGTAATACCTTTTGATGTTGTAACTTCGTCTATAACAAGGTCTACATATTGCCCTTTTAAAGGAATTTGTTGACCTTCTAGTATAGGTAAAGAAAATGCATTATTTGCAGCAGCATCATATTGACCTTGAGCAAATAATTCCATTGCATTTTTTTCATGATAATCTGACTTAAGATTAAAATTCGCAATAGCTACTTGTTGAACTCCATTATTCAACGCTCTGCTATACGGAGTAACATTAGTTACTTTTGCTCTGTAAACTCCTGGCACTGACACAGTACCTTTAGATGCGATAATTCTTAACGATTCTTCTCTTGATAATTTGTTAGTTTTCATAATTATTATAATTTATATTATCTCCTCTCTTTTAATAAAGGCGAGAGGATTTACCTTTGTCTCATTCTAGTAGTATCATCTAAGTACACTCTATAAGTAACTGTATCAAATACTAATCTTCTATTCTCGTCATAATAAGTTTTTCTAACAGGAACATCTCTGTAACCTGGATCTGTATAAACACAATATGTTATAATAACCGTATCGTTTTGTGGAAATCCATAAGGAACTCCTGTATCTCCAAAATGATCTGTATGTCTTCCTGAATTAGGTAAATATCTTACATAAGTACTATAATTCGTATCACTCTTAGATAATTCTTCATGAGTAGGAAAGAATCCTAAATGACCTACCCCAAACTTATCTTCTTGACTTACTTCTTCTTTAAAAGATACTTTAATATCTTTATCTTTTTTACATGATACAAGCGCACCTAGCACACTTGCTATCAATATTGATCTTACCATTCTATTTCTTTATCTAAATTTTCAGGAGGTTCTATTATATCATCTGGATCTCTGTGATCTTCAGTTTTTTCTTTTTCAATACCTCCTTTACAGTTAGGGCAAGGATCGTCCATTTTTCCATAAGGATTAATCCCTGAGCCCCAACAAGTTGCACATAATATTTTATCCATAAATTTATTTTAATACTATAATGTCATTAGTATATAAATTGTAATTCCGATTAGCAATCCTATACTAATTTTAGTTTTCATATATAACTTACCATCTTGACCCATAGCATTATAAGCCCATTTATCAGTTATAGCTCCGTGTACAGGATCAGGTTCATGTATCACCCACATTCTATCTTTTCCGTGTTTGAATAAATTGAAGAAAGGATCGAATGGGATCCAGTAAGCAATCAATAATAATATAAAATATAATATTTTAATTGCTATTTTAAACGAAGCAGGGTGTACTGTGACTTCTAAAAAGAATATAGTAAATATTCCTGCTGCAACTATTCTCATTGCTGTAGAAAATGCATGATCTACAGCTCCTTTTTTCTTTGACGCTTGAGCATCAAGATAGGCTTCTATGATTGCTATAATCATAGAAGCCAATAAAGGCATTCCTAAATGTAAAATTTCTATTTTTTCCATATGATATTATTTAAATTCCCTATTAAACTCAGCTTTCATTTCCTTAGAAACTGCTTTTAATTCTTTAATAATTAATAAAGCTTCACCTATTTTAGTCAAAGAATATTCTTCTACCTTCAACCTCAATTTTTCTAATTTTGCTTCTTCGTCTAAGACCTGTTGATCTACTGCCAATAGGTCTGCTTCCGCTTTTAACTTGGATGTTCTCCCTATTAATTCTAATTCCTTTTGACTCTGTTCTTCCACATTGTTCAGTCTTTCTAAATACTTCATCTTTTTCTTCTTTTTTATTTGTTTTATATAAATTAATTGCTTCTTTTGCGTCTACTATTTGTACATTAGTATTTACATACCAATGTATATCAGAATATCTTCCTTTTTCTAAATATTGACATGTATTATATTTATGCCACTCATATTCATTTCGATCTAAATAACTCTTATTTGTAGACCATTTCAATCCATGTTCATGAGCTATTTTCAATAGTTCAATATTATCTTCTTTTGTTTTAGTATGGAACGCTTTCCCTTTAATGTATTCCAGAAAAGGTTCAGGTTCTACTAATTCTAAATAGTCTTCGGATACACTATTACCTCTGGGTGAGATATAGAAATTTCCAGAGTTAGTTATAATAATCTCTTTAATTATAAATTCTTTACCAAACTCCCCTCCTGCTCCTCCAATAGGAGGGAGTATATACTTAACTCTATCTCCTGCTTTAAACTTTGTCAATAAAACCTCCTTTCACTGTTAATCCTGCTTTTATCGCTTTATCAATTTCTGACTTGGCCATCTGAGATTGATTTCTTCCCATTCCAGACCATGCTTGATCTGTATATCTTTTATTTTTATTCAGATTTAATCTTTTCCAGATAGATTTTGCTATTTTCATCCTAGTAGGATAAGGCATTTCATTTTTACTCATATTTTTTTTTAAAATTTAATTTATACATCTATTAGTTTAAAGCTGAAACAGCTTCTAGATCACTTAATGTGATAGCTTGAGGATCATTCTGAGTCTCAAGTCTGATTAATTTAGATAGATTTAAATTTTTCATCTTTTAATAATAATTTAAGTGTTAATTTAGCCATTTTAGTATTATCATTTAATAATCCTTTAATAGCCTTTTCTTTTGATATTTTTCTTTTAGTGATAAACTGATTACTGCAATAACTTATTATATCTTTAGCCAATTCACTTGCTATGTAATAAGTCATCGCTTTGCACAAAAAGAATAATATAAAGATCATAATTACTGTTAATAATATTTCGTTCATATTGTTTTTAATAATTTTTGTGTTAATTACTTGCAATACTAACTTCTGTACTGGAGGGCAACAAAGTATATCATCAACCCTAACGGGTAGCTCAAGCTTAATTATATACGGGTGTTAGCAAACATTTATAGAATACAGACTGTAATATGATTCTTCCCCTGTTTCATCTATGATAAAGCACCCTTTATATTCTTGCTCAATCAACTCATATTTTTTACCTTTTACTATGTTT